ATGAAAAAAATCATTATCTCGTTAGTACTACTGGCAAGCTCCGGGGCCGCACTGGCTGCGCCACAGGTCATCACCGTCAGCCGTTTTGAGGTTGGTAAAGATAAGTGGGCGTTTAATCGGGAAGAGGTGATGCTGACCTGCCGTCCGGGTAACGCGCTGTATGTCATCAATCCCAGTACGCTGGTGCAATACCCGTTAAATGATGTTGCCAGACAGCAGGTGGAGAGCGGGAAAACCACGGCAAAGCCGATCGAGATTATCCAGATTGATGATCCGGCGAAACCGGGCGAAAAAATGAGCCTGGCGCCGTTTGTGGAGCGTGCAGAAAAGCTCTGCTAATTGTCAGATGTAGCACTCTGATTTCCAATAAAAAACCGCAAGGATCTCTCAGGAGAACTTGCGGTTTTTACGTTTGGGTGCGTGACAATCGTCCTTTTTTTCAGGCCACTTTAGTCGCGGACTGGAAAACCTGGCGCTGTCATCTATTCTTAAATGGCAGGGTAACTTAGCCTGCATTAATGCCAACTTTTAGCGCACGGCTCTCTCCCAAGAGCCATTTCCCTGGACCGAATACAGGAATCGTATTCGGTCTCTTTTTATCTGGCTTTAATTTCAGTTACTTAGGACTCCATGTCCGAAAATGTCCGAAATTTGTCCGAATTCCAATATTCGGTCTTTATTCGTTATACCACACCATTTTTAACATTCACAATTCATTTACGAAGAAAAATTAGATCAGCACATACTCTTTTTTCTCGTATCAAGATACTTCTCAGTCATTTTTTCTGACTTGTGCCCCAGTAGTTTTTGCGCAAAATCTTTCCCAAATTCCTTCTCATACATCCTTCCCGCAAGACTCCTAATTTCATGAAATGAAGGTGGGTTTTCTGAAAACTTTAAACCAGAAAAATTTCGTGCTTTCACAAAACCTTTTGTCAGACTGTCCAGGTTTATGCTTCCATCTTCACTGTTTTTTCTGATCCCAGGGCTTATCAAGAAATCGCATCGACTTACAAGCCGGCAGCGATCGATGACGGTCGACAGTCTAAGGCCGGATGCTTTCAATGTCAGTGAAAGTGGGATAGCCAGGCAAGACCCGGTTTTTTGTTGTTCGATGTACAGTCGGTCATCTTTAATGTCACTGAAGCGCATCCGGGCGACGTCCTCACGTCGCTGACCGGTGACCAGGGCGAGATCCATCGCAAGGCCGAACCATGCTGGCATTCGCTCTGCACCAGCACGAACGGTCATAAACATTTCATATTCCAGGCGCTCGCGCAGCACTTTAATTTTCGGTGCTCGAGTGGGGTCAACAGGATTGGAATCAACACGCCCTTCCACAACGGCCTCACGGAAAACATCAGATAGTACTGATCGCATGGTTCCTGCCATTGTTGTTTTGCCGCACTCCGTCCAGCGCTCAATAAACTCGGCCACATCGCGGGTGGTTATGCTGGCCAGTATCATTACGCCAAAGTATTCTCTAATGGTCGCCAGCTGCCCGGCGCGAACTTTGTAAGTATTGGCCGCCAGCTTGCGTCGCTGTAGGATAATTTCGTACCGATCGAGCCAGTTGGCCATGGTGTATTCATTAGTACCTTTCAGCTGTTCGAGTAGGGCGATTGGAGTGTAATTTTTATCGATGTAGTGATTTGCTTCGATGGCCTGGGCGATCGCTTCCCTGCGCGAAATTTTACCCAGAGATATCTCTTTTCCGTCGACGGGATTGCGCCAGGAATATGACTTCCTGGCTTTACGATAGGTCAGATTCTTAGGCAAATTAGCGTCATACTTGTCCGGCCTCGCCATCGATAATCCTCTCTATCAATCGCCCTTTTAACGGGTATCTGCTCTGATTTGGATTTGTGTTAACAGTCTTACAGTATTTGTTTGGCCTGATAAAAATGGCATCGGGCCTGACTTTGTACTCTGTTCCCTCTTTTTCCGGAGGCGGGTAAATATTACCGTTACGCGCCCATTTTCTGAGGGTTCCTATCTGCGGAGGCTCTTCATAGCGTTCTTCCGCCCAGCGCTCGAGTGATAAAAGTTTCATATGCACCTCGATAGCCAGCTGCGATCATACGTGACGCAGCAGGCGCAGGTTGATTGTCAAAAATCAGTCAGGTTTACCGCTGGTTTAACCCGGCGCTGCTTTTTCCTGGCTTTCGGCTTTATCGTTGGCTTTACGATTTGTGGTAGTGCTGGCGGTAAAGAATGGGCATGTTCGCTGATACGCTTACGATCCCCCATCATCCACACGAGTCTTGCTGTCCAGTCTCGCCCGTCATCACAGACGTGCAGAGAGCGAGTCAGGGCTTCATCGCCGGTTAAGTTCTCTGTCACTGCTCCGCCTCCGCACTTATAACCCCAGCGGCCAACGCTGCGGCCATGTGCGGCAATTCGTCAAAATCGCCGCGGTATGCCGGGTTAGCACACATCCCCTGCAGAGCTGCGAGCGTCAGTTGCTGGCGGTAGGTGAGGGCCATCGGGGCTGGTTTTGGCGCAAATACTGTTTCTGGTTCCTTTTTCGGCTTAACGGTAACCACGGGAGGATCCATCACCACCGGTTTTGGCGGTTCCGGGCGACGATATTCCACGATCGCGTCGAGGGCGATTTTCTGACGTACGGCGGCATCATCAGACCAGCCATCAAGAATTGTCGTTGCCACATCGTGAACTTCTTCGTCGCTGAAATTGGGCGACAGACAAAATTCAGTGGTGGCGATATCGATGATTAGCAGAGGAAGAACGTCAGCGATAATATGACCAGTGCATGCCACAACGCCTTCTGCTTCTTCTTTGCCCATAATGTCAGTACGTCCGGAAAGCAGGTCATTCAGAGCGTGGGCAATCTCAATTTCATGATCATCCAGAAGTGGCCGGTCATCTTCCTGTTCGGTCACTTCCGTTTTTTCGCCCTCATTTGAGGCGCTATTAGCAAATGCTGCATCCAGTTCCCTGTCGAGTTCCGCAGCGCGAGACGGGCAGACTGCTGGTATTTCAGTTTCGTTCGGTAACGTCTGTTCGGATTGATCATTGAGGACCACCTCATTATTTTTTTGCGGCAGGGGGCGGATGTACGGCCGCAGGCGATATCAACAATCAGTGGACCCGGATTGGCGTGATCTGACTCAGTCAGGTTTTTATTGATGTATTCGCGCAGTTTTACCGGATCGCGGTAGATATCCTCCGGAGAGGATTTAATGAGGGCAATAATAGCTGCGCGGGAAAAATCCAGAATACCGGGCGTGCGGCGTAACTGTTTCCACCACGCGGTAAATCGCTCATCAGTACCGGTTTCTTCCATTTTTTTTGCGCGATCATGAACGGCATGTGGCAGCTCGTAGATATCGAAATCCATAGCAATACCCAGAATACCAATGCAGACCTCGCGGCGCAGGGTTGCCAGCGTATGTGGAAGGACACGATCGGTTACGTTACCGCCGCCGAGCGTGCAGCCAGATTCGGTGTGAGTCTCGTCTCCGGTTTCAGGTTCGCCAGCTTTAAGTTTTACTGGCTCACGTTTATCCGCTGGTGTGTCCAGCCATTTGGAAAACAGGTTTTTATAGTCTGGCCATTTCGCATTGTTGCGGGCCTTCTGACGTACCCAGGCCAGGCATTCGGTCTGTTTCTCAGGAAGCAGGGCAAGAACGCGGGATTCTTTGGCGATAGCCTCCGCCTGTTCACGTAAAGAGTTATATTCATCATCATTCAGCATGTCGATTAACTGACCATACTGAGAAGGGGGGATTTCATCAATGGCACCAAACACCGCGAGGCAGTATGCACGGGCCAGTACATCAAGTTCTTTCACCGACTTCATTTTCTCTTCCGGCGCGCCAGCATTAAGTTGTTCATTATCGCCAGCAAGCTCTGGTTCAATCATAATGAGCTCTGGTTCGCCTTTTTCAGCATTCCAGATAATGTCACCGGTGAAGAGGTCGGTATAGAATTGCCCTTCAACAGTGCAGAACATTCCTTCCGCTGCTTCCCATACCTTGGGAGCAAAATAATCATCAGCATAATCTGGCGCGAACTGTATAAAATCCGCATGCAGTAATGTTTTTGCTATTGTTTTATTCTTGGTTTGTTTAAAAGCAACATAAACCGGAAGCGTACTATTTTTTTCAAGCGCACTTTTTTTCGGTTCGAATCTCCCACCAAACTTTTTTAATCCAGTTGTCATATTAACCTCAATAATGTTTATGTGAATGGCGCGCATTGCTTCTGCTTAAATTAAATCGCCGCGGTTCATGAATTTGTTTGTAGGAGATAGCATGCTCAAGACTACAGAAATAAGCAGTCACTACTCTCTTATTCATTCTTTTTGTTGATTTATACATGGAGTCAACAGAACTCCATTTTTTGCAATATGGACAGCACTCAAGTGTCACTTACCCTCCCTGCAAGGCTGATTATGACAGGACCATCATTGATGGATGTAGTTAGCCCTGCCAGTTAAGGCATAAATAAAAAATCTCCTAATTGCTTGAAGTTATCGAGGGGGTAAATAAAAGGTCAGCGTAGAAACTTGCTAATATTACCCCTATGGTCGTTAACTATTTTAGTCATTACTTTGATGAAGCACATATCCAGCACCGCTTCATTTTTGTATTTCTGAACTCCGGTTATCTCAGCCACGGCCTTTTTATATTCAGCTTCAGCTGTACGTTGGGCAATATCTTCGCTGGTAAATTTAACCATTGGCACGCACCATCCTGAGTAAAGATTCTGTGTGATCGAGAGCTGCCTTCTGTTGTTCGTACAGTGCCTCAAGTTCAGCTGTAAGGCGGTCGCGAAAAGCAGGAACGCTTAACTGGTAAATAAAATTACTCACTGAGCTTTCCACATCAGGATCCCCGTCCGGTATAACTGGCTGTGAATTTCTCATAAACCCTCCGGTAAAAAAGGTGCCCATCGTGGGAGATGGGCAAAGACCACGCGGCACACACAGCAACTAATCACATCTGCAAGCGCACGCAGCCTGTTTCACATCTGTCACCCATAACTGGTAAATGAAGGAGTGCGCTTGCACGTTGTTCCCTGAAAAAGCTGGCGGTTACCGGACTCATACGGGAAAACACCGGGCCGCCAGAACAGGGTTCTACTTCTTATTGCTTTGGCCTGCTTTTAACCACATCAGGCGCGGTGGTAGGTATCTTCGGGCGGGGGCCAGTGACCAGCTGGCATCCCTACGGTACTTTTCGCCGACAACCGCGGGTTAGACGGTTCCGTTTCGTTGGATAGAGCTGTCGATGCTGGTAGTCACTCCAGCCCGTAACCCCTCCCGAAGACACCTGTTTTGCGTTAAATCTTCCAATCTGTTTTCCCCTGTATCGCCAGGGTAAGCGGAACATTTTGATTCTGAGTAATCACTGCGTGTGGTTACTTGATGGAATAAGGTTAAGATTACTAACCAAGTTTGGCAAGTTATTTTTGGTGATAAAACTCAACAAAAGAGGTGTAAGAAGATAACTTACTGAAAAAGGTTATTTTTTTTCTGTTCGTTTGCGGGCTTTTAGGAGTTCTTCGAAGAGCTGGTTGAAGTTTTCAACTCGAGCCCGGAGATTTTGGATTTGAGCTTGTTGCTCTGATTCTGGCAAAGAGCGATAGAGATCAAGCATCTCTTGTTCATCAACGCTTAAAGTTCTCTGCTCTTCAATTGAGACTGGTTCTGCAGGAGTCTGGTCTTCATCACCAAACAAAATCCAAGTAGGGCTGCACTGGAGCACCTTAGCAAGTGCATGCAGGTTCTTACCTGAAGGCTCAGTATTGTCACTTTCCCATAGCGAAATAGTGGCGTGAGATATCCCGAGAGCTTTTCCAAGATCTCGCTGCGTTAACCCAACATCTTTGCGTCGACGTAACACTCGACGGCCTAAAGTTTCACTATTCATGTTTAGATATCTTAATTCTTCTTGACTAAAGAATTCTCACCAAATAACCTTGTTAAATAAACTCAACAAACGAGGTTGCTTAATGTACAAAATTGATGCCGTGAAATTCTTCGGCACAAACACTCAAGTGGCACATGCTGCTGGCGTCGACCGCTCTGCTGTCAGTCAGTGGAAAGAACTTGTTCCCGAGCGCTGTGCTCAGCGTCTCGCAGATGCCTCAAATGGTGCTCTCCATTACGACAAAGACGTTTATGACCGTTACCGCCAGGCTAAACGCCTTGGTAAACAGAATACCTGCACAACCAAGAAGGAATCTGATTGATGAAAATCAACGAGATTAAATTGCTGGCCCTCGAGCTTGAAGAGTGGGCGGTGAAGGATGGCAGGAAAGGGGGCTGGAAAAAGATAGTCCCGCTGATTACAACGCATCACTACGGTGATTTGCTGGACAGCCTGGCGGATATCGTCGACCCGTCAGAGTATGCGCGCCGCCTGCATAACAACACGCAGATCATCCAGCGGGCATTTCGAAATGACACGCCGAATTATCGTGGTCAGGCAGCTGCGCTGGCGCCAGCAATCAGAGCTGCGATGGATGCAGAGCTGGCTGGTCAGCATGACTTACATAACCTGGTGGCCATTGCGAACCGCGAGTGCATCGAGGCGACCAGTGCGGTGCTGACTGGTAAGCCAATGCAGGTAATCCGCAAAGAAACGGCAGAGGCAATACAGGCGCTGGCCGATCTCATTCCCGGCGTCAGCATCCAGTTCAACCATATTGGTCCGCGTGCGGCGTAACAGGAGGCTCTCATGCTTGCCCAGGAATTAGTAGACCGCATGAAAAATGCGATGAAGCACAAAGTACCGGCGGAGACAGTCGATCGCAGCGCTGAACTGATTCCGGGGATGAAATACCGCAACGAACGCGGACGCATGGTGACGGTAATGAGAGTTTCCCATCTTCGGGTTATGTACCGATACGAAGGTTATCAGGACATCTGCGAGACAGGCCGGAGAGAGTTTGAACTCAAGTTCAGGAAGGTGCAGTCATGACAGAGCGCACAGCAGGTTCGGAGTTTTGTGTGAGTAGAATTTTTGAGATTGTCCAGTCGATGTCCGGTCAGGGGAACAGCATCACGATCCCTTGTCCTTACCTGGATTTTTTCGCCGGTGACCGCCAGCAGCATTTACTCGCGGCGATCCTGAATCAACTGGTGTTCTGGTCAGGTAAATCCCACCTCGAAAATGGCTGGTTTTACAAAGAGCATGCGGTAATTGCTGCGGAAGTTCGCGCCTCCAGCGAGGACGTGATCCGCAAGGCAATGAGCAAAATAATCAGCCAGTATTTGCCCGGTGTTATCGAAGAGAAGAAACGCAAGGTAAACGGTACGCCAAAGATGCATTATCGCATCAATGAAGAGGCATTAATTGCCCTGATATTCCCGCCAGCTCTGGATTCGGCTCTTGAGCCGAATGGAAACGGCTCTCAAGCCGAACCCAAACGGCTCTTAAGCCGAATGGAAACGGCTCATAAGCCGAATCCAGGAAACGGCTCTCAAGCCGAATCTATTCTCTATACAGATCTTAAAACAGATAAATACATACAGATCTCTTCTTGTCCGGGAACTGCGTCCCCGGAAGTCGATTTATCCACAGGCGAAGAAAAAAAATCATCTTCTGAACAGCAAAAAGGTAAATGGGGCACACCAGAAGATCACCAGTGCGCTGAGTGGATTTTTTCCCGCATCAAAAAACTCTACGAGAAGGCCGCAGAGACAGACGGCGAACTGTCACGCCCAAAAGACCCTAACTGGAATGCCTGGGCAAACGAAATACGCCTGATGCGCTGTATAGACGGACGTACTCATCGCCAGATTTGCGATTTATTCAAACGCGTGCAGCGTGACCCGTTCTGGTGTCGTAACGTCCTGAGCCCGTCAAAGCTGCGGGAAAAATGGGATGAATTGATTATCCGACTTGGCGGTAGCACGCAACAACGGGATGTTAACGCCATTTCAGTCCCGGACAACACCATCCCTGAAGGTTTCAGGGGCTAAAAAATTAAGCTGGAGAATTTTATGGAAACCATTTTAGACGTACTGAAAGCGATGGAAAAAGCGACGGCCCGCGAAATTGCGGCGCGCATGAAAATTGAGCCTGCGGCGGTGATCGGGATGCTTCGTGAGCATGAAGAACGTAACGAGGTTGATCAGGCTAACGGGTACTGGAAAGTTGCTACTGGGGAAGTTAAATCACAGCCAAAAGCGATCAGTTTTGTCAGCAAAGCGCCAGCAACTGTATCAGTCAGCGACGTCATCGCAATACTGGCGGAACATGGGCCACAGACATCTCTGGAGCTGGCAACACTGGCAGGTATTGAGTCAAAACGTGTGGCACCAATGCTGACTCACCACATGACAAAAGGGCGGATCCTCCGCGAAAAAGTTGGCAGCAAGTTTGTTTATTCGGTGCCGGCCACTGCGCCAGTGAAAAACAAAAGCTCTGCACCACGGGAACCGGAGACATCAACTCCACCAGTACCAGAAAAATCTGTCACTGAAATTGTTGAGGAAATCCCCGCTTTCGTCAGCCGTCCTGATGATCTGCTGATCCCTACGGTACGCGGTATCTCAAGTGAAATTCGCCGCACAAAAGCGAAGCTGGCCAACCTGGAAAAACTTCGTGATGCCGTTCGCAGCATCCGCAAGCATGGCGCGCTGGTGCAGGAGCTGGCGCAATGAAACAGTCTGAACTCCCAAAATGCCCGACCTGTGGCGCTACAGTTGAATATTTCGCGAAAGTGGGGCGCTGGTCTGGTACTGCCGAAATTCGTTGTGTTGGTCACCACCGAATTGGTGCTCATTTTTCCGCTGGCGATAAGCGTGGTGTCAGAGAACGCCTGATCGCGCAGTGGATAGAGTTAGCTGAAAAAGTTAATCAGGAGGGGGAGTGAGCATGGCTAACCAACGAGCTGAGTGGGCTATTACTCTGCACACTGAGTGTCCTGAGTGTGGGGAGTATTTCGACATCATTCACCACCAGGACGACTTCTGAGTTGATTCCAACTTCGACGCTTGCGAACAGGACACCCCAGCTACTACTGACGTCGAAGTTGAATGCCCTGAATGCAAACACAAATTCGAATGTGATTTTGTTTACTAGCAGCTAACGGAGCGCCCCATAAGGGGCGGTAACAGAATGAATACAGAAGAAGTAAAAGAACGCATCGCCGAAGGTAACGAAGATGCCTATAGCTTGCTTTCTGGCAAGGTTCCTACGGCATATCGCCGCTTTCACCGTCTGGAGGCTGCACTTGCAAAACTGCTTGAAGAAGTACGCGAAAGTTACCCGGATGCAGAGTATTACACAACTGGTGGCGATGGGTTCGCGCTATTGCTGGGAGAGTCACATAGCGGGCGCGGTGAAACACCAAATAATGAATTAATGGCACTATCGGCGGCAAAGTTGACCGTTCAGGGCGGGGACTGGTAAATGACCAATAACAAACTAACAGACGGCGTTATTGACGTCTGGTTCAATGCAGCTAAGGCCGCAATTCTTCACCCTGCAACCCCGAGAAGTGAGCACTCTCACGCGTTTGCTGCGTACATGTTAGCGCAAGAGGTGAAGAAGTTACGCGGCGAGCTACAGGAGCGCCGTAAATTCGATCAGGCAAAACTAATCAATAAATTCTATGAACGGTATCCGTTAGATACGTTCAAGAGCGATAGCGAACGCGCGGAGGCGTTGGGCTATTACATGGCTGGCGCTGAATTGCAGCGTTGCGGGGAATTTTTCGTTTATGAGGATGCCAACTGTGATGAATAATAAACTAGCAGATGAGCGCGTGAATCATTATGCGGAGAATGGATTTGACCGCGGCTATAACCGTCGAGATATCCAGGCAATGGCCGTAGAGCTACAGGAACTACGCCGTAACTATCTGGCGTTACGTGGTGAGATTGAGGACGTGCGGTCACAGCTGTACGAGGCAGAGAATCAGGCTAACGAGTACGCCAGCGAGCTACAGGAACGCCGCAAGGCTGATAGCACTGTGTTTATGTACGGAATTGTTACTCCTGATGGCGATGCCTATATGGAGGAGTTTTGTGTATCGAACGACTTGGGCCTAATGGAAGATGAGGCATCGGCGCTGAATGATACCTTCGATACGGATGGTTATCGCGCCGTGGCGCTTTACACCGCCTCGCCAGCGCCAACAGCACCGTTAGTGCCAGAACCAGCCACGGTCGAAACAACATACCCTGACGTGCAGACAAACTGGCAGGACGCCAAAATGTACGCGGAGGGCTGGAATGCCTGTCGTACAGCCATGCTCGCGACTGCGCAGTAACGTTCCTTGATGGTATTGGTGTGACTAAATTCACAGTTAGGATGTGACATTGTTAATAATCAGCATTAATTGCCGCTTTAAGCAATTATGTCTGGTTATTTAAGTGGTGTTTTTATGGTTTCTTCAATAAATGGATCTGGATACGGCAATTTCTACAGCACTAATGACAATCCGTACTCAAAACCAACGGTTTCATCGTGTTCATCAGGCCAGATCTGCCCACAGACTGGCTTGTGGAAAAATGAGTCATACAAGGTTGTGACCAGTGTAGATAAGGGCGAGGCTATGCCTCAGTATCAGGGGCGTGATGTTGAGTGGGAGTTAGAACGAACCAATGCTAACGAGAGTGGAAAGAAGTCGTAGTGGTAATGGTTTGAGTGTGAATACATTCGGATTATACGGTCTTTACATTGGGAGGGTGAAGGTTTCATGCCGATTAACGACATAGCCGTACTGATTTTTTCTTTTGTAGCCTTAAGCGTATTCGTTTTTTGCGCTGCTAATATCGTTGTTCAGTTAAAAATCCATGACCTAAAGCGTCTGCTGCAGGATGACTACGAGAAAGCCCGCCGGAATCTCGTCAAAGAGTGGGAAGAGACTGGCGGAAAAATGACCAATGAAATATCCACCCTGAAAATCGAAATGAAATCCCTCAGGAACCAGTTGGCAAAACTAAACAACCCCGCAGAAAAAGACCTCAGTAGTGTTGATGTACTGGGGAAGAAAAGACAGCCAGAAGATGCGTCTCAGGTAAGCTTTGTAGATTCGCTCGCTAAAAATGACAGGCTGCACTGATTTAACCTACGAAGTTGAGTAAGAGAGCAAGACGGGAGCGATCCCCGCCACTCGTTTAGGTTGGTATCCTCAACGCACCCGCACTTCTAACCCGCTTCGGCGGGTTTTTTCTTTCCTACACAGTTTTTCCACTCCGATTAAGTAAATTCCGAATGCTCGGAAAAACTTAGCGTATACAACGGCATGGCTTTGGCGAAAAGTGCTATTAACCTCTTGAATATGAGGTTCAATGGGTATACTGTATAAATGTACAGCATGTCGAGACGGAGGGAATCATGAAGGTTGAAATTACAATTGATCGCACTAAGGAGCTTCCGAAAGGAGCTGTGCCAGCGCTTGAAAAGGAACTTTTGCGTCGAATCAGCCAGGACTATTCAGCCTGTAAATTAACGATACGTCGAACCGGTTCTGATGGATTAAGTGTCATCGGAGGCGATAAGAGCGATAAAAAACGTATTGAAGAAATCCTGCAGGAAACGTGGGAAAGTGCGGATGAATGGTTTTTTAACTGATCACCCCTCGAAGGCAGCCTTGGCCGCCATTTGTTACGCTTGATTGCTAAATTTCTCGTTGCACGCCGCGCTGCTGCTAAGAAGCAATTTCCGTTGGCTTAACGGTGTGGATATCACCGCAAGGGGCGTCTCATGCAAATTCCGGATGATTTAATTCCCGGACTGCCGGAGCATACTGGCCCGGTTCTGATTTATATCGTAAAGGGCAGGGTAGAAAGGGGATTCGCGCTGCGTAAAGATGAATTTGTTACGTCGTTGCGGGCACTGGATGAAGCAAGAAAGAAAGCTGGTCTTCCTGTTTCAGATGCCTGATATGTTGGGTTATACTCAAACACGGGTCTGAACAGCCCACTGAGTCACACTGCGCCAACCGGAAAATAGCGATGGCGTATAAAACTGAAATATCCCAATCACACCGTTTCTCCGTGAGCGGTATCTTTGTTCGTGCTGGTGGTTCAGCATGAGTAGATCAAAAAATAAATCTGAAAAACTCCACCTTTCCCGCGTAGCCGGGCTGGGCTGTATTGTCTGCAAAAACCTGAAACTGGGTGAAACCCCAGCAGAGATACATCACATCCGAACTGGTCAGGGAATTGGCCAGCGCGCTGACTATTTCAAAGTTATTCCTCTTTGCCCAATCCATCACCGCCAGGGCGGACACGGCGTAGCCCTTCATGCTGGCCGCCAGTTATGGGAAGACAGTTACGGTACCGAAACAGAGTTGTTGGTGCAGGTTCTCTATGAACTGGGGGAATCGACTCATGCCTGAATATAAAATCACGCCTGTCGGCAAGCCCAGAATGACGCGCGCTGACACATGGAAAAATCGCCCCGAGGTTCTGCGTTACCGTGCTTTCTGTGATGAGGTTCGTCTGAAGCGGGTTGAACTGCCGGAAAGCGGTTCGCATGTCACCTTCATTCTTCCGATGCCAGCGAGCTGGAGCAAAAAGAAACAGGCTGAGTTCAACGGTAAACCACACCAGGTAAAACCTGATTTTGACAACATGATAAAAGCCCTGATGGACGCCATTTACGAAAATGATGCTCATATATGGGATGTACGGGCATCAAAAGCATGGGGCTAAACCAGACAGATTTTAATTTAATCAATTGAGAGGGGCGAATAATGAAACTGGAATCTTCGCTTAAACACTTCAGCCCACAGAGTATGCACATCTCAGATAGTGTGAGAGATACTTCTCCCGATCGGATTACCGGGACCGATGTTATGGTAGCCATCGGTACGACCAGCAGCCGCGCGCGGTTCGGTCTGGCGGCGTTCTTTGGTAAGGCGGGTATCAGTAAATCGGATGAACAACTGGCTGTACAGGCGCTGGCGCGCCATGCGATGAAGACAGCACCAAAGAACGTGCGCAAAGCAGCCGGTGGTGAGTTCGAATGGTGCATGCTGATGCTGGCGCAATTTGCCTTTGCTGAATACTCCCGTTCGGCTGCAGCCAGCGTGATGTGTCACAGTTGCAGCGGTAGCGGGAGAACATACCGCACAGTGACCACGCGCAAAGTATCTTACCCGTGGGGTAAAGCGCCGTATTGGGCCAGCCGTTCGCGAGCCGTTCGTCCGTCAGACTGGGAGCAGTGGACAGAGGTTACAGAGATTGTGCCCGCTGTTTGTGACGCTTGCGAAGGGAAGGGAGCTATAAGCGCCCGATGCCGCTGTGGTGGAAAGGGGGAGGTACTCGACCGTAAAGCGACTAAAGAGCGGGGCGCACCGGTTTTCAAAACGTGTGAACGTTGCTCTGGTAATGGATTCTCTGCTATCTCCTCTGCGACGGTACACCGAACCATTCTGAAACGCCTCCCGGATCTCCATCAGTCCTCATGGTCGCGTAACTGGAAACCATTCTATGAAATGCTTGTTGATGTATTGCACAAGGGAGAGCGTCACGCATCATCAGAATTTGAGAAAGTAACCAGTAATTAATACGATCGTAACAGATGCCGACAAGTTTTCGCATGATAGTGTTGACTTTGCATACTTCTGTCCTGTACGATTTGAACCGTGGGGTATAGCGCCTGCACGAAATTAATCATTGAAACCCTGCCTAGGCGGGGTTTTATTTTCTAAGAACTCGAAAATTGTAAGCATTCCCGTATTGCAAAGATTCATTTTAATGAAGGGTATGAAGTTGATGAGAATAGTGTTCTGTGGGATATCAACCTCCTGTGCAAATGGACACCAACAACTGGAAACAATAAAAACGACTTTCAGGATATAAGTAAGAGTAGTTTTCTTGAATCATCCGGTTTTACGACACAAGAATTTACCTTTAATAACGCCATCAAAGAAACGACCTTTAGATTGTACTGTTAGAAAAGAATTATAGATGCTTTTTGGGACACCAACGTACTGGAAGGTTGAAGAGTTAACGAATCCTATCTCGAGGATTTTTTCTAATGGGTAGTAACCAACAAATTTTATTTTCGATGATATCATTTTCTGTCGTTGCATTTTTTCTCCTTTGAAAGTTCTGATTTCCTTTACCTAATAATACACATATATGCAATAAAAGTTGCATAGTTTTGTAAATATTTTTTAGTTGGATTAAATAATTTCCTTTGTTACCACCAATTCCCTGGACTACGAAAACATAGAACAAAAACCTTGTTACTGGATTTTTTCAGAGTGATTGAAAGTTCTTTATAGGTGTTTGATAAAACTGATGTATTCTGTTTCTGTTCATAAAGGGGACAATCACTCATATGTTATCGAGGTCAAAAAAATCACTGATTATGCTGTCACAGCATCCATTTCTAAGAAGTTCTGAACAATTTAATAAAAATAACTTGCTATTGTTTGTGGGTTGTGTGATTAATGAGTGGTTGTTTTGGTACACAGACCCATTAAAGCGGTTTAGTAAAGCAGTTCTCATCTCAAGCGTTATCCACTGATAATCCTTCCTTTTGAGCCTTCTTATCGTTACTAATTAGATTGTGTGCGAAAACCTTTTCGCCGTAAGGCTACATAGAATTTAAGGAATGATCTGTGTCTAATAAAATGACTGGTTTAGTAAAATGGTTTAATGAGTCTAAAGGTTTTGGCTTTATTACTCCTGATAATGGTAGCAAAGATGTGTTTGTTCACTTCTCTGCCATTCAAAGTGGTGGTTTTAAAACACTTAATGAAGGCCAGAAAGTTGAGTTCAGTATTACTGCTGGTGCAAAAGGGCCTTCAGCCGAAAACGTTGTTGCTGCCTGATTTTTTCTGAACTTAAACTAATATGCGATAACGAAGACGGTTTAGACCTGAGTAGACATACTGACAGAAGTAATGGAAGTATTGTTGGATCAGTAGAGTTAAAATGTTACTGATCCGGCATTAAAGGTAACGGTAAGCATATTTCATCTCAATCTCGAATGAGAAAGTATGCTGACCATTGTCGTTGAGTGTAGGTTCACTGCACGAAAAGTATAACGGTAGAGACTGACTGTTTGCTTTACACGATAAAGTACGCAAGGGGATGGTTTTCCCAGATATCACCATAATTGCTATTCATTGAATATGAAACTACTAAACCCGCAGCCAGCGGGTTTTTTATTATCTGTAGCTTGATCAATCTTAAAATACAGATGTAGTGACTCTGTGCGAGAAACGGTATCTCAAACAGATTCAGGCTGCTTCTTTTTGATTTGTCTGGAATACTTTATTGCAATGAGGGCAGATTAAAAGGGAACCTTTTTGTACTCTTGAAAAACTGTGTTCAGATTGCTGGGTACAGTTTGGGCAGGTGCATTTGACAAGATAGTTACGGCGTGATTTAGAGTCTTTACGTTCTGACATAGGCTTTTCCTTGATGGATGGACTTTAACTTTACCTTAATTTGCCCAGGAAATCTTAATTTTGTGAAAATATGTGGGCTGATAAAAATATCGGTGACTGAATTGATATAGCCATTAGTAAGATAACGCGTATAGATTGATTGTGATGAGTCACTGAGAAGATAGTGTTGAGCGGTGAATAGCACTAGAAAAAGTCTCGTAAAGAACGTGAGTATGAGAATGCCTCTCTCTGAGAAAACTGACAGTGAACTAATGGGACGTCTCACTCTTGGCCGCTGTGTTTTCTTGCACAAACAGCATATGAGCTTTCCTTTACAGTATAATTTTTAGTTATTGGGGGCGATATGAAGGAAGGGTATTACTGGATTCACCATTTAGGTGTTGTACAGGTGGCCTATTACACGAACGACACTGTAGATGACCTGGAGACGGGGAAAGTCGTTACAGGGGTATGGCATCTGAGCAGAGGTGATGATATTTGCCATAACGGTGAGGCAGAGGTGCTAGAAGGGCCACTCACTCCACCAAACTAGACAATCGGACTTACTTTGAGGCTCCCGCATGGTGGCCTTTTTTATTTCAGGCTCACGGGAAGCATCCACTACGTGCTTTGTTAATAAATCCAGCCCGTGAAGCCTGACCTCCTTAATCGTAAAGCGCCATCCGAACTCTCGGAGGTGAGGCTATGACCAGAATGAGCACCATTTACAGCAGACTTTCATATGGAACAGGCACCACGCTGACCGGCTGCGGTGTATCAGCGAAGGCATATGCCGAAACAGCTAAAACAGCAAAAGAGGTGTCCTGGATGTTAGCCGACAGAATTGCAGGGTTAAGCCTGAGCGACTGGGCAATTATTGTCGGTATCGCATGCACTGTAATCACCTGTGCAGTGAACTGGTACTACAGGAAAAAGGAAAGGGAGGACCGGCTTAATGGCAATGTCACCAAAGCTGAAGAATAAACTGAGCGCAGCGGTCGTTGGTTTGATTCTTGCGGGGGCTTCCGCGTCCGTAATTCTCGATCAGTTTCTGGATGAGAAAGAGGGTAACAGCCTGAAAGCATATCGCGACGGCGGCGGAATCTGGACTATTTGCCGTGGCGCCACAATGGTTGATGGTAAGCCAGTAGAGCATGGTATGAAGGTGTCTGCTGAGAAATGCGCCCGGGTGAACGCCATAGAACGCGACAAGGCGCTGGCGTGGGTTGAGCGAAATATCAAGGTACCACTGACCGAACCACAGAAAGCCGGGATCGCGTCCTTCTGCCCATATAACATCGGCCCCGGAAAATGTTTCCCATCTACGTTCTATAAGCGAATTAATGCGGGCGACCGTAGAGGTGCCTGTGAAGCGATCCGCTGGTGGATTAAAGACGGTGGCCGCGACTGTCGTCTGACCAAAGGCCAGAAAAGCGGCTGCTACGGACAGGTTGATCGAAGAGACCAGGAAAGCGCTCTGACATGCTGGGGGATAGGCCAGTGAGTAAAACATTTGCTGTGTTTCTACTGCTGGCTGGTGCGTTTATTGCCGGAAATGTCTGGAGCGACCGGGGCTGGCAAAAGAAATGGGCGGAACGTGATAGTGCTAAGTCTTCGCAGGTTGCGAACGCGCAGACCGCCGCCCGCATGATTGAGCAAGGGCGCATAATTGCCCGTGATGAGGCTGTAAAAGATGCACAAGCGCAAGCCGCTAAATCTGCTGCCACTGCTGCTGGCCTGTCTGCCACTGTTAACCAGCTGCGTACCGAAGCAACAAAGCTTGCCACCCTCCTGGACGCCGCAAAGCATACCGCAAATCTTGCCACTGCCGTCAGAAGCAAAACAGCCGGAGCCGACGCCGCAATGCTCGCCGACATGCTTGGACGCCTTGCAGAAGAAGCTCGATATTATGCTGAACGATCTGACGAACGCTACCGGGCAGGATTGACGTGTGAGCGCATTTACGACTCAGTGAGGCAGTCAAACAACAACAGGGTTAGACGATGAACGCAGAAAACCTAAGTGAAGCGTATTACCTCAATAACGATATAAAAGAACTACAGCGTCAGAAAAGCATACTGGAAAGTGGTGCCGGACTTGGTGTGACAATCCAGTCTACCTATCAGGATAACGCCTTTCTTGATGCCATACGCCCGCATGCAGTGACTGAACTTGACCGCCGTATTGTGGAGAAGAAAAAATCCCTCTCCACTCTGGGTGTTACACTCTCTTAAATGAGAACAACAATAAAAGGTTATGTCTGCTTTGCCACATTCTGAGAGTATGGGTTTTATTTGGTATTCAATCAGTTACTTTATTGGTTTGCTTTCAGATGGAAGATAGATGTTTCCACAGAAGGGGCAAATTAACGTTATATTGTTTTTTATTCTCGACAGACTGTGCATTGACTGGCGGGAGCAATGAGGACAAGTACTTTTCACATGGCGTAAAGTACGCATCTTGATATCTTTGAGTATCGACATGTTGATTGTCCTGGTGGGCGGTTAACAACCATACACCACATGTTGGCTAATAGCTTCTTTTATAACCGTTACGATGTAATCGTTAGCGATAATCAATCAAGCCTCGCAGTAGCGGGGCTTTTTAACAACTGAGGAATGAGCAATACAGTAGTTCTTACAGCTAAGCAGATTGAAGACCTGGCGGCCTTCGCAAAAGAAGATGGCCAGCCACAATACACCATCACTACCGGAACAATCCCTGAGTTCGAAGCGGATGATGGCAAGGTTATCCCTGAGTACACCGGGCTGATTGCCTATTCCGAGTAGCTAGAGCATAGCGTTCTACAGCTCGATAACTAACGAATCAACAAAACTTTCCATCCGTCATGACACTGCAATGCTCGTAGACATGCCAGGAAGCCTGGCAGAAGAAGCTCGATACAATGCTGAGCGCGCTGATGAAAACTACCGGGCAGGAATGACATGTGAGCGGATTTATGAGTCCGTAAAAATACTAACAATGAATCGTAGAGAAAAAATAATAGATCTATAAATTAAGATGTTGACGGTTTTCGTGGATAAATTTGTAAATTTTTACTATGAAAGAAATACGACTCTTCCTTGAGTCAAAATCCCTGACAACTTAGGGTGATAGATAAAGGTCTTACGCAGCATGACATAATTTTCGATTTAAGCTATTTAAATTAATTTTTATGGTCAAAACCCACTGAGATTTACTTACAAAACTAAACCTTGCTATGTTTGGTTAATCATGCGTTAATGAATGTCTGGTTTGTAACGAATTTATCTGAAGCAGTCGCTGTAATAATTTTATTCCTTGTTCCTGTTGAGATTTCCTTGTTAGCTTTTCTCTCTGATAATTTTTTTCGGACCATTCTGCCCAAGGGCTTACTCAATAAAGGTAATGTTTATGTCTAATAAAATGACTGGTTTAGTTAAATGGTTTAATCCTGAAAAAGGTTTTGGTTTTATCACTCCAAAAGATGGCAGTAAAGATGTGTTTGTTCACTTCTCTGCTATCCAGAGTAATGATTTCAAGACGCTGAATGAGAATCAGGAAGTTGAATTTAGTGTTGAACAGGGACCTAAAGGCCCCACGGCAGTTAATGTCGTGGCTGTATAAGGTAACTGTTATTACTAATAATATTCACTTCAGATGTCCGTGTTGCCACGGATCTCAGTACCGAACGTCAAACTTTGATGTTACTGAAAAAAATCCTTTCGGAGCAAAATGTATTTTTTGCAAATCAACAATGATTACATTTGATAATATTGCACTGTACATTCGTTCTGGTCAGTCTTCTTTAGAATTCAGAAAATAAATTTCAGGCTCCTTATGGAGCCTTTTTTGTATGCTGAACCGACAATCTCTGTAAGAGACATCACGGTAAAATTATGAAAAAAGTCATCGTTTTTTTAATGCAGAACCTGCAGTTGTTGTAACCGTAATGAAAGGTATTACTACGATAATGCGCGAGTTTCCCAATGGGGAAAAAGCACACCTACCCGTGATGTCAGCGGGATTTCCATCTCTGACAGGAGACCATAAAATAGTTTATGTAGCCTCTGATCGTGATGTCAGTTCAGAAGAGATCCTCGAGGCAGCATCGAAGCTTTTGAAATGAGATCTGGTTGTTTCGTGACCGACCCGGATTTTAGTACAGTGGTTTGTGTGGTCGCGAGCTCCTTTACATGAAGATTGTACTGCAAACTATTGATAATTGAGTCTTTCTATTCTATCTTTTAAACATATCAGCGCTTATACAAGTGCTCTACGGGGAATGTAGCATGCTTGGCGTTGATACGTTAGAGATCAAGAGAGGTAAACAATGAACGTCGAAGATTTAAAAAGAAAAACTGAAGCGGATATTTCTGAATTCATCACAAAAAAAATTATTGAACTCAAAAAAAAGACAGGAAAAGAAGTTTCCGATATCCAGTTTAATGCTCGTGAAAAAATGACTGGGCTTGAAAGCTATGATATTAAAATCACATTAATCTAATTGTTATAAGACTCAGTTCGAGTGAAAAAGCATTATCTTGAAAGGTAATGCTTTTTTATTTCTGTCATAAAATTTAGAACGTTGTCAAAGCCTTCACTTCTAACCATAGATTTTCTGCTTACCTTTTAACGGGTCCTCCTTGACGATTCTGACCATCGAGGGGCAGCGGCGCGGGATTTGGAGCATTTTTGATTCTTCACGCAACCATTTCAGCATTTGATGCTGATGACGGAACACTATCCCCGAATACACTGGGTTGGTTGCATTCTCTGATTCAAAAGAACACGGTGTGCTTCAACTTGACTGAGCAGGCATTACAGCAGACATTCACTGAGTGCCTGCTGTAATGTTAAACATTAAAATTTGTATTTATTTCTTATCGTTACAATCAGGGATCATCCTCAAAAGAGTGTTATCTTTCTGGACGTAGTGATGGAATAACGCTGCACCAGCATGCGCTGCGATTAAAAAATATCCGATGTTTGCCAGTGTTTCGTGAGTATCTTTGATAAGTGATTTTGTTTCCCCGTCAGGAGTAACGAACGATGCAACGTTAAAACCTAAGAAACTCCAGTCCTTTCCACCGTAAGCCATAATTGCAATACCTAATAATGGTAGAGCCAAAAAAGAAATGTACAGCAGGATATGCATTATTTTAGCAGCCATCATCTGCCAGGCTGGTGGGGGGGAGTGATAGCTGGATCATGATACTTTTGTTTAATAATTAATCGCATTATCATTAAAAACCAGACAAACACCCCAACATTGTAATGTGTTTCTTTCATGAGAAGGTAGGTGTTGCTGCCTTTGGGAAACCAGCCACGAAGCTCCATAGCTGCATAGGTTATCGCTATTAATATCAGGGTTAGCCAGTGTAAGCGAATCTGAAGTTTTGAGAATTTGACCATTATTCTTGCCTCAAACGGTGTGTTACATCGACCATAAATCATGAAGCTTAACAAATCCTTATTTTTGTTGAGAGATTAAGGATTTGTTATTCCAGCGATCTTACTAGAATATTTTGATAATAATTATTATTTTTATTTCTTTCTGATAATCCGTGATGTCACGGGGCAAGAACCGCGCAGATTCTCGCTATTTATGAGAACTTTTAATCAGCTACTGGTTCATTTTTACTTTCCGCCTATTACACAATTTGTATCCAACAAACAGGACTATGCCGATGCCAGCACGTGCTAAACGCCCATGCCGACACAAAGGGTGTGCGGCAATCACCAATGATGTCAGCGGATATTGTGACCAACACCGACAGCAGCATGCTGGTGACGGCTGGCGGAGTTATCAGTCAGGAAAGAGCAGGCAAGAACGTGGATACGGGCGACTCTGGGAAATTAAACGAGCGCGTATCCTTCAGCGTGATAAATACCTGTGTCAGAACCATCGCCGACAGAGGATAGCGAAGAAAGCGGCAAGCGTTGACCACATCATCCCAAAAGCTCATGGCGGTACTGATGACGATTCCAATCTTGAGTCGTTGTGCTGGGAATGCCACAGAGCGAAGACGGCAAGAGAGCGTATCCGATGAGTTATACCTATTGCACGTACTGCGGTTCACGGCTTCATACATACGCGAACTGTCCCAAAACATGGGGTGGTTCATCCCGCCGCGCCAACCTGCGCTGCAGCTATTGTGGGCAGTCAGGGCATAACTCTAATGCCTGTCCGCACAATGCGAGCAGCGCTTGTCGGTGCAACCTGAATGATGATTTCCATCTTGATTGATGCCCACACAGGCCAGGGGGAGGGGGGATCAAATCCCTGACCCCTTTCGCCTTTCAGGACTGCCCGCTTCCTCGTATTTTTATACCCGCGAAAAATGAAATTTAACCAGGAGTGTCGCTTATGGCTGGAACGGCGGGGCGTTCCGGGCGTCGCCCCAAGCCAACGGCGCGCAAGGAGCTGGCAGGGAACCCCGGCAAACGAGCCCTGAATAAAGAGGAACCTGTATTCACACCGATTAAAGGTGTGGCACCACCTGACTGGTTTTCTGAGGATGATGGTCTGCCAATGGCGGCCGTCATGTGGGAACTGACCACGAAAGAATTATGTGGACAGGGATTACTGTGTGTTACCGATCTTGCCGTACTTGAGCGCTGGTGTGTTGCATATGAGTTCTGGCGCAGGGCGGTTAAAAATATCGCCAGAGAAGGGCTGACTATCACTGGTGCTATGGGGGGGAAGATAAAAAACCCTGAGCTAACCGCAAAGAAAGAGCAGGAATCGGAGATGAGCTCTACCGGCTCCATGCTTGGCCTTGATCCCAGCAGTCGACAACGCCTAATCGGCCTTGCCGGACAGAAGAAAACCTCTAACCCATTCCTGAAGATGATCAACTCATGAGCCGGAAATCGTACCCCAACGTAAACGCCGCGAATCAATACGCCCGCAACGTTGTGCGGGGGAAAATTCCGGCGTGCCAGTTTGTCATTCAGGCCTGCCAGCGTCATATCGATGACATGGCGGCTGAAAAGAGTAAGAAATTTCGTTACCGCTTCGATAAAGACATGGCAGAAAAGGCCGCGAAATTTATCCAGTTGTTGCCACATACAAAAGGAGAGTGGGCATTCAAGCGGATGCCGATCACTCTGGAGGCATGGCAACTGTTTATTGTGTGCTGCGCCTTTGGCTGGGTCCAGAAAGGGTCGAAGCTTCGACGATTTCGCGAGGTTTACACGGAGATACCGCGTAAAAATGGGAAATCAGCTATTTCGGCAGGTGTGGCGCTGTACTGTTTTACCTGTGATAACGAGTTTGGCGCTGAAGTATATTCCGGGGCCACAACTGAAAAACAGGCGTGGGAAGTATTCAGACCAGCTCGTCTGATGTGTAAGCGCACCCCGCTGCTGGTGGAAGCGTTCGGGATTGAAGTTAATGCGTCCAACCTGAGCCGGCCAGAAGATGGCGCGCGTTTTGAGCCGCTGATTGGTAACCCTGGGGACGGCGCTTCACCGCACTGTGCGATTGTTGACGAGTATCACGAACATCCCACAGATTCGCTCTACACCACTATGCTGACGGGTATGGGGGCGCGGCGACAACCACTAATGTGGGCGATCACGACGGCGGGTTACAACATTGAGGGGCCATGCTACGACAAACGGCGTGAAGTGATTGAGATGCTGAATGGCACAGTACCGAATGAGGAATTGTTCGGCGTGATATACACCGTCGACGAGGGGGATGACTGGACCGATCCTAAAGTGCTGGAAAAAGCTAACCCGAATATGGGCGTGTCGGTCTATCGTGACTTTCTCCTCAGCCAGCAACAGAGAGCTATTAATAACGCCCGTCAGGCTGGTGTATTTAAAACTAAACACCTCAACATCTGGGTTGCAGCCCGTGCTGCTTTCTACAACCTGGTTTCCTGGCAGAACTGTGAGGATAAGACACTTACGCTGGAGCAATTCGAAGGACAGCCATGTGTTCTGTCTTTCGACCTGGCGCGCAAGCTGGATATGAACAGTATGGCGCGGTTGTTCACCAGGGAAATTGACGGCAAGACACATTACTACAGCGTTGCTCCCCGCTTCTGGGTTCCCTACGACGCAGTATTCAGCGTTGAAAAGAACGAAGATCGTCGTACTGCGGAGCGATTTCAGAAATGGGTTGAAATGGGACTGCTTACAGTTACTGATGGCGCTGAAGTTGATTACCGCTACATCCTTGAAGAGGCCAAGGCGGCAAACAAGCTCAACCCAGTCAGTGAGTCACCGATTGACCCGTTCGGCGCGACGGGGCTTTCACATGATCTGGCTGATGAAAGCCTTAATCCGATCACTATTGTTCAGAACTACACCAATATGTCTGATCCGACGAAGGAGCTGGAAGCCGCCATTGAGTCAGGCCGCTTTCATCACGACGGGAACCCGATTATGAGCTGGTGTATCAGCAACGTCGTCGGGAAGTATTTGCCCGGTAATGACGATGTGGTTAAACCCATCAAAGAGCATAACGAAAACAAAATCGATGGCGCGGTTTCGCTGATTATGGCAATCGGACGGGCAATGTTGAATAGCCGGGCGAGTAATTCATCCGTTTACGACGAGGAAGATGTAGCATGCTAATGACGTTTTTAAGTTTTTTTATCGGCCTCGCCGGAGCCGCGTTACTGTCTGCCGGTGCCTGGCTTATTTCACCTGCAGCCGGGCTTATTACTGGCGGTTCAATCTGCCTGCTGTGGTCATTTTTAATCGCGAAATCAATGTCTGCCAGCGTAATTAAATCAGGGGGTGAATAATGTTCATTCCCCAGATGTTTCGGGGTAAATCTCAGTCTGGTGGTAGTTTCTGGCAGGCGATGCTGGGTGGTGTGAGTTCCAGCCAGAGCAAGGCGGGGATCATTATCACTTCTGAAACAGCAATGGCGTTATCGGCGGTCCGGGCATGTGTAACGCTTCTGGCGGAATCGGTTGCGCAGCTGCCGTGTGAACTTTACAGGCGAGGCGCTAACGGAGGCCGTGAACGGGCGACTGACCACCCTGTTTATGATCTGATTCATTCCCAGCCCAACAAAAAAGACACTTCATTTGAATACTTTGAACAGCAGCAGGGCCTGCTTGGCCTGGAGGGAAATTGCTACTCGATCATCGACAGGGACGGGAAAGGTTATCCCCGCGAATTAATCCCGGTTAATCCCCAAAAGGTCATTGTCCTGAAAGGCCCGGATGGGATGCCATATTATGAACTACCCGAAATTGGCGAAACGTTGCCAATGCGCATGATGCATCATGTGAAGGTCTTCTCACTGGATGGCTATATCGGCAGTTCCCCAATCCAGACGAACGCGGATGTTCTTGGGCTAAACCTCGCCGTGGAAGAGCATGCTTCTCAGGTCTTTCGCCGTGGTACAACGATGAGCGGCGTTATTGAACGTCCAAAAGACGCTCCGACGATCAAAAGCCAGGATGCTATCGACCGCCTGCTGGCAAAGTGGACGGACAGATATTCCGGCGTCAGGAACGCATTCTCTGTTGCATTGCTTCAGGAAGGGATGAGCTACAAACAGCTATCTCAGGATAATGAGAAAGCGCAGCTGTTACAGTCCCGTCAATGGGGCGTGGAGGAAGTGTGCCGGCTCTATAAAATCCCGCCCCATATGGTGCAGATGCTGGCGAAAGCCACGAATAACAACATTGAGCACCAGGGGCTGCAGTTTGTGATGTACACGCTGTTGGCCTGGCTGAAGCGCCATGAAGGCGCATTAATGCGCGATCTGCTTTTACCCAGCGAGCGCAGTGATCTGTACATTGAATTCAATGTTTCTGGCCTGCTGCGCGGTGATCAGAAGTCACGCTATGAATCTTATGCATTAGGCCGCCAGTGGGGCTGGTTATCGGTTAACGACATTCGCCGCATGGAGAACCTTCCACCCATCGCCGGAGGGGACAAATACCTGACGCCTCTGAATATGGTCGACAGTAAACAAATCTTACCTGGCGATAACACGCCAACAGCAAAACAACTGGCAGAAATCAACTCTATTCTGTCCAGAAACTGAATATCACCCGCAGTGCGGGCTGACCTGGTAAACATCATGACAAAAAATTTATTTAATCTGCCGCATCTGGCGGCTATGGTCTTTGGTGTTCCACATTACGTGACACGACAGACAATGGATTCTGTAAAAGCTGTGCTGGTTCCCCGTATTCAGGGATTATCAGAAGAGGCTGGAATTCACATGACACAGAATCCTGATAACAATCAGGCGCCAGATTTGGTTCAACCAGCTGGTGGAATGGCTGTTATTCCTGTTCACGGCATTCTGGTTCCGCGTCGTGGGCAAATTACTGCAATGTGTTCGGAACTTACCAGCTATGAGCGCATACGTAGCCAGGTGCATGCTGCATTAAATGACCCTTCCATCAGTGAAATTGTGCTGGATATAAATTCTGGTGGTGGTGCGGCGGTTGGATGCAAGGAACTGGCCGATTATATTTTCCAGTCACGTCAAACTAAGCCTATTACTGCAATTGTGAACTACAGCGCCTATTCTGCGGCTTACTTTATCGCTTCGGCCTGCAGCAAAATTGTAGTCAGCCAGACCAGTGGAGTCGGCTCGATTGGAGTGATCATGGAACACCTGGATACTTCCAGGATGGAAGAGCAAATGGGGTTAACATTCACCACGATTTTTCGGGGAGATAACAAAAATAACGGTACACAACATGAGCCACTGAGTGAAGACGCTCGGGGAATGTTCCAGAGGATGATTGACGATATGTACGAGACGTTTATTACCTCTGTAGCGGAATACCGGAAACTTGCCCCTCAGACGGTGATTAACACACAGGCCGGAATCTATTTCGGCGCTGATGCCATTTCTGCTGGTCTTGCTGATGAAGTTTCGGATCCTCAGTCCGCGATTAATGCCATTGCGGCAAAGTACAAACAACCTCAACAAACCACTTCCATAAAGTTGCAGGCAGCCGCGATGGACCTGCAAACCAGAATGTAACCCGGCGCTAACGCGTCATTACCAGAAAGCAGCCAACAGGCTGCTTTTTTTATGCCAAAAAGAGAGAAAAACATGGATCATATTGAAGAATTGCGTCGTGAACGTGCGGGTATTAATCAGAAGGTTCAGGTACTGGCGGCAGTAGAAACTGGTGGCGGTACGCTGACTGCGGAGCAGTTAACCGAATTTGCCAGCCTGCAGCAGCAGTTCACGGATATCAGCGCCAAGATTGAGCGTCTGGAAGCGGCTGAACGTGCTGCAGCGCTTGTCGCCAAACCGGTTAAAGGCACACAGCAGACTCCAGGTATCAGCATTAAGGCTGAGCCAAAGCAATATACCGGCGCAGGCATGACCCGTCTGGTGATGTCGATTGCGGCAGCACAGGGTAACGTTCAGGATGCTGCTAAATTTGCAGCTGAAGAACTGAATGACCAGTCTGTCTCGATGGCCATCAACACTGCCGCCGCGTCAGGCGGTGTTCTTATTCCGCAAAACCTGCACAGCGAGGTGATCGAACTGCTGCGCGATCGCACCATCGTTCGTAAGCTGGGCGCGCGCTCCATTCCGCTGCCGAACGGCAACATGGCGCTGCCGCGTCTGGCAGGTGGTGCGACGGCGAGCTACACCGGGGAAGGCAAGGATGCGAAAACATCAGAAGCGCGCTTCGATGATGTGAAACTCACTGCGAAAACCATGATTGCAATGGTTCCAATCTCAAACCAGCTGATTGGTCGTGCTGGCTACAACGTGGAGCAGCTGGTCCTGCAGGATATTCTGACCGCGATCTCTGTTCGTGAAGATAAAGCCTTTATGCGCGATGACGGTACCGGTGATACGCCTGTCGGTATGAAAACGCGAGCAACTGAGTGGAACCGCCTGCTGCCGTGGGAAGCTGCTGCAGAGGTTAATCTGCAGACGATTGATACCTATCTCGACAATATTATCCTGATGGCGATGGACGGGAACAGCAACATGATCAGCTGCGGCTGGGGCATGTCGAACCGTACCTACATGAAACTGTTCGGTCTGCGCGACGGTAACGGTAACAAGGTCTACCCGGAAATGGCCCAGGGGATGTTGAAGGGATTTCAGATTCAGCGTACCAGCGCTATCCCGGCAAACCTCGGTGACGCAGGCAAAGAGTCGGAAATTTACTTCGCTGACTTTAATGACGTGGTTATCGGTGAAGACGGCAACATGAAGGTGTCGTTTTCGCAGGAAGCCTCCTACCAGGACGGGGACGGAAATCTGGTTTCCGCGTTCTCCCGTAACCAGTCGTTGATTCGCGTGGTGACGGAGCACGATATCGGCTTCCGTCATCCGGAAGGTCTTGTTCTCGGGACAAAAGTGCTGTTTTAACCGGTCCTGCACTCTGTGCGACCACGGTCGCACAGCGTAAAAGCACGTAATTCCCCAAGCCCGCAGCAGCGGGTTTTTTCTTTTCAGGAGCAAAACGATGACGACGAAAGCGGCAAAAGCAGCGGCAGCGGCGGTTGCAGCCGGGGATGTGAAAAAGCCGGATGAACTGACGCCGGAAAATACAGTGGACGGGGATGACGGTCAGAATACTGCAGCGGGTTCAGGTGATACAGGTGTTGATCTGACCGGAAGTGAAACAAACGGGGCCACGGTCCTGACGGGAGCAGAAGTGATGCGGAAAGCGGTTTTTTTCCTGGGACCCTATCATCGTTATTCACGCGGTGATACGGCCTGTTTTGATACTGAGTACGCAGAAAAACTGGTTGAACGCCATATTGCGGTATGGCCAGAAGATGCGGAAAAGGCGCTGAGTCCCCGCAAGGGAGCCGATGACCATGATACTGACATTGGATGACGTGAAAACCCAGCTCCGTCTGGAGCCGGATTTCACGGAGCATGACGGCATGCTCACTAAAATGGTGGCGGCTGCGCAGAAGAGTATTGAACGTGACTACTACTGCAAACTGGTGGGAAGCGACGACGAACTGCAGGCGCTGCCGGAAGGTGTACGCGGTTTTGTGGCGGATGAAGATATCCAGCTGGCCATGCAGTATCTGGTCGGGGATGCGTATCTGAATGGTTTCACCGGTCAGTGGCTGGAGACGGCTCCGGTCCGGCATCTTCTTTTCCCGTTGCAGGAGAACACCGTATGAGCCTGAAGCCGGAAGAGATGACCTGCCGTCTTTCGATTGGGTATATGCAATCCGGTCGGGGACCGCTGGGTGAACAGCTGCCGGAGCAACTGGTCACGACCGGGAAAGCCTGGGCGAAGCGCGAGCTGGTCTCGGGCAGAAAGATCCGCACACTGGATCAACAACAGGTTGTTGAAACGTGTCTTTTTACCACTCATCCGAACCTGAATATTGATATCGACTGGAAAATAACGACGTCTGACCGGGTTTATACCGTTCGTAACGTCGAACGTCTTGCGGACCGCATCATCATCACAGGGGAGGCAGACGCACGTCATGATCGAGCTGGCATTAAAGGCAGCACTTGAACGCCTGACCGGGCTGGATGTTTACCCTCTGCTCCTGCCTGATGAGCTGCAGGAGGGAATTACTTACCAGTGTATCTCCGATCCGGAGCTGTACGCCGGACTGTTGCGCACAGGCCTGATTGCGGGTCGCTTCCAGATAGCGATTTATCTGCTTAATGACTACACCCGCCTGTTACAGCTGGATAAGAAAATCAGCGCGGAATGGACCGCTATCGTGCATGGCCAGCTGGAGGGCTTTCCCGTGCAGAATGTGGTCCGGGGTGGAATACAGCAGAGTAAATCGGTACTGACCAGCGGCAATATTCAGTACCGGCTCGTCCGGGATTTCACCTTTCACTACCGGGATGCCTCACCATGATCACTATGGACGTAAAAGGGCTGGACGAGCTGGAGCGGCAGCTTATCGCACTCGGTGAAAAGGTCGGCACGAAGGTGTTACGTGACGCGGGGCGTGAGGCGCTGAAAGTGGTTGAAGACGACATGAAACAACATGCCGGCTTCGACGATGCATCCTCTGCAGAGCAGCATATGCGTGATTCCATCAAAATTCGCTCATCCACGCGGAAAGGTCGCGGAAATACGGTGGTCACCCTTCGGGTTGGCCCCAGCAAGAAGCATTACATGAAAGCGCTGGCCCAAGAGTTCGGTACGGTGAAACAGGTTGCCGATCCATTCATCCGTCCGGCACTGGATTACAACGTCCGGCAGGTTCTGCGCATTCTGACCGTTGAAATCCGCAATGGTATTCAGAACAGGTAGCAACCGCTGCCCACTATTTAAGAGAGAATCATTATGGCTGATGAAAATAACACGCCAAAATCATCCCCTGAGTACGCAATGCTTCCTGCCGGGACGGTGGTGAAGTTCGGCGAGGTGGGGGCCGCTGTGGCGGCGCTCAAACCCCTGATTAACTGTAAGGCACTGGGCGCGACAGGTCAGACGGGAGGATTTGTCGACTGTACCACCCTGCTGGACAAGAGTAAGCAGTCGGTGTCAGACCTGCCGGAAGGGCCGGAGAAATCGCTGGGATTCATTGACGACCCGGAAAACGAAGATTTCACCGCGTTCCTCAATGCTGCAGAACAGCGTAAGACCGTTCAGTTTTATATTGAGCTGCCGAACAAAAGAACGGCTTCAATGATCCTTGCGCTTTCAGGCTGGCAGATGAACGAAATCACAGCGCCTGCCAGTGAAGTTATCCAGATTACGGTGCAGGGTAAGCAAAACAACATTAAATGGGGGATCGCCGCGCCGGCACCAGATGCCGGAGCGTAATCTGTTTCCCGATATACACCGCCTCCGGGCGGTTTTTTTTCGTCTGAAAAACAGGATACACCATGTCTGAATTTAGCCTCTCCGCACTGAAAAATGCACTGCTCAAAACGAAATCCACGCCTACTGAAACTGAAATTTTAGGCACAAAGGTTTACCTGCGTCGGCTGACGGCGGCTGAGCTTATTGATCATGAAGATGCACTCATCGAGGCGCAGACCTCTGGCAATGCCCGCCTGGCGTCTGAGCTGAGCGTACAGATTGTTATCGACAGCCTGGTTCAGCCTGACGGCTCGCCGATTAAAGCCAAAGACAAACCCACGGCGAAGGAGCTGCTGGCGGCACACGATAACGTTGTGCTTCTGGATGCCATCGACAAAGTGAAAAAGCACGCCATCGGTAAGCTGGAAACCGCCGAAAAAAACTGAGTGACTCGCCCTGGCTGGAGCTGATTTTCTGGCTGGCCGACCGCTGGGGCGAGCCTGACCCGTCAAAAATTGCGGCGCTTCCGGCTGACACGCTTTTCCACTGGCGAGCTTTCTTCCTCAAACAGGGCATTTTCAAAAAGCCTTGCCGGGAAGAGCCTGACAGTAATCCGCCCCCTGTTAAATCCCCCACCGCCGCCGTGAATCCGAGTCTGGATGCGCAGTGTGCGGCAGTTATGAAGGTATTAATGTAATGGGTGACGTTGCCTCTCTTGCCGTTGGGCTGCATCTGAATGCAGCGAACTTTAAATCGCAGCTGATGAGCGCCTACGGCAGCGCTGAGAGTCAGTCACGCCAGTTTAACCGCAATGCCCAGGCTGATGCGAAAAAGACGGAGGATGCCTATAAGCGTGTTTCTGCTTCGGTATCAGGGCTGGCTGGCAGGCTGGCAGGTTTTGCCGGGGCGGGTTTATCGCTGGGCACCATTATTAACACTACGCGGCAGTACAGCCAGTCCCTGTCGGATTTGCAGGCCATCACCGGTGCCACCAGTGCGCAGATGAAACTGTACGATCAGGCAGCGCAGGAAATGGGCCGCACAACGGAATACAGCGCATCGCAGGCTGCCGAGGCCATTAAGCTGATGGCTTCGGCAAAGCCTGAACTGCTGAGTACCTCTGCGGGTCTGACGGCGGCGACCAAAAGCGCGTTAACGCTGGCCCAGGCGGCAGGGACCACGCTTCCGGATGCCACCCGAACGCTGGCGCTGTCGTTAAACCAGTTTGGGGCGGGAGCCAGTGAAGCCGACCGGTATATCAATGTGCTGGCTGCCGGCGCGAAATTTGGTTCGTCGGAGATAGCCGATACTGCTGCTGCTATTAAAAATGGCGGGGTGGCAGCGGCACAGGCTGGCGTAGGTTTTGAAACCCTCAATGCCGCCATACAGGTACTGGCGGAGCGTGAGGTTAAAGGCGGCGAGGCCGGAACCGCGCTGCGTAACGTGATCCTGAATCTGGAGAAGGGAACCGATAAAACCCTGAAGCCTTCTGTTGTCGGGCTGAGTCAGGCACTGGAGAACCTGGCCGGGAAAAACCAGTCAACAAAGCAGGCCGTGAAGCTGTTCGGGGTGGAAAACCTCAGCGCGGCATCCATCCTGGTGCAGAACCGCGAGAAGGTGGAGTCGCTGACCGCCGCCCTGACCGGTACACAGACCGCACATGAGCAGGCCGAAATCAGGGTAAATAACCTCAACGGCGATCTTCTCAGCCTGACTTCGGCTTTTGAAGGTCTGATTATTAAGGTGGGACAGAGCGGAAACGGCCCGCTGCGCAGTGGTGTTCAGACCGTTACCGATGCCATTAATGGCCTGACGGATAATTTTAATACGGTCGCCAACGTTGCGCTGTATACGCTGATTCCTGTTCTGGCGACAAAACTGACGGCAGGTATCAGGGGCAACATCGGTGCCTGGGTGGAGCAGCAGCAGGCAGTCAGGGCCAGCGCGATGGCGCAGGCCGATATGGCGCGAAAAACGCTGGAAAGTACCGCCGCCACGCTGGCACAGAATAACGCAGAATTCGGGCGTTATCGGGAAATGGAGAAAAGTGCCAGACAATTTGGCCTTAACGTCAGTTATCAGAGTGAGTTTAACCGCTTAATCCGGCAGGAAACCGAGCAGACACTGCTCTCCACCCAGGCAAAGAGCCAGCTGAATGCTGCCAATAAACAGCTTTCCGTTTCAGCCCGCGCAGCCTCTGCAGCAGTAGGTATGGCAAGAGGGGCGCTGGCACTTGTTGGCGGTCCGGTGGGAGCGGCGATGCTGGCAGGTTCGGCGTTGCTCTATTTCCATAATCAGGCGAAGAATGCCCGTCAGTCAGCGATTGACCTGAAAAATGCTGTCGTTGAAACGAATGAAGAACTAAAAAAACTGTCGCTTAACCAGCTCAACGTGAAACAGCTGGATATTGATGAACAGTTTGAGAATCAGGTTATTCAGCGAAATAAACTGATTAAGGAAATTCAGGATGCGGACAGCCGTATCGATGGATTGAGCGGCTTCGACCCGTTCGGACAGCTTAAAGGCGTAAAGAACGATAAAACCCGCTACAAAGGGGATCTGGATGCCGTTGAACAAGGGTTAAAACTCCTCAAGGAACGGCAAAAAATTGTCAAAGAGGCCATAGAGCAGGCTAAATCAGGGAAAACCGATCCCTCGCCGAAGCCGGATAAACCAGGGAATGAAACAGGGAGCGATAAACCCGATACCCCCTGGACCGGGGAAGGCGGGGATACAGGGAAGGGGCAAAAGGCGAAGGTTAACCAGTATGAGCAACTGCGGCGTGAAATCGAAGCGGCGCATGCCTCAAGTCTCGTACGAATCAACCTGCAGGAGCAGGAAAGCGCCAGAAAACTCCTTGAAGCCGCCCGCGCTGACGGGGCCAGCGAGGCTGATATTCAGAAGACGTTGCTACTGAATGCTGAAAATTATCAGAAACAGCGCCTCGAACTGGCAGAACAGTATACGCCGGCCAGAGCCTCTCTGACGAAAGAGCGCGAAGCGAGCCAGGAGCTGAAGTCGCTCCTGGATGCCCGTCTTCTGGATGAAAAGGAATACCAGACGGCCAGAATCACGCTGGCACAAAGTACAGCCCGCGAACTGTTACAGGCACAGGCAGCGGCAATGTCTGCCCCTCTGATTGATATCGCCGGCACGGTTGATCCGCTGGCAGAACTGCGCAATCAACTGGCCGAGCGTCAGTCTTTGCTGCAGGCTTTTTATCAGAACGATGTTATCAATAAAGAACAGTACGAACTGCTGAAGCAAAAGGCTGACAAGGATTCCGCTGATGCGCAGTACCAGACGGCGGTGGAGCTTTATAAGTCGCAGGGAAACCTGAACAGCCTCGCCATTGGCCTGATGGAAACCACCCAGGAGCGAACCTCCAACATGCTGACCGGGATGCTGAACGGTACACAGACACTCCGGGACGGGATGATTGGGTTATTTTCCTCCCTGACACAGTCGGTGATTAAAAACCTTGTCGATATGGCAGCGCAGGCGCTGATTACTAACACCATTCTGAAATCCATTATGGGTATCGGCGGCAGTCTTTTGGGTGGTGCAGCCACCGCGAGTACCGGCACGGCCATCAGCAGTTTTGGCAGCAGTTTTAGTTTTAATGCGAAGGGCGGTGTTTATGACTCACCTTCATTAAGTGCCTACAGTAACGGCATCTATGACAGCCCGACCCTGTTTGCTTTTGCAAAGGGGGCAGGTGTGTTTGGTGAAGCTGGTCCGGAAGCCATTATGCCCCTTGCTAAAACGCCTGACGGTACGCTGGGCGTCAGGGCGCTGGGTGACCCGGGTTCCTCTGGTGGTGGTATGAATGGGTGGATTACTTATTCACCTGTGTATCACATTGCCATCCAGAATGACGGACAAAACGGGGAGATAGGGCCGCAGGCATCGCAGATGCTGGTCAGAATGATCGATACGCGCGTCATGAGCATCCTGAGAACTCAGGGCCGCGATGGCGGCATGCTGGCGGGAGGATAAGTGAAAACCTTTCATTGGGCACCCAGGGAGGGGATGCCGTCTTCTGTTTCCCCTTCAGTGACAACCATAAAATTTGGGGATGGCTATGAGCAACGTCGCCCGACCGGACTCAACCATCAGTTAATTAACTTCCAGCCTGTTTTCCGGACAACGTCGGACAATTCCCGCACCGCACTTGAAGCGTTTCTGGTCGAGCACGGGGGATATAAAGCCTTTCTGTGGCGACCGCCAAAATACAACCGCACGATTAAAGTTGTCTGCCGGGAATGGTCTGTTACGGACAACGTCACGTATTCTGATTTCAGCTGTAAATTTGAGCAGGTTATTGCTTAAGGATCCTTATGCAGGATATTCCTCAGAACACCCTCAACGAAACCACGAAAACCGAGCAGTCTGCCCGCATTGACTTGTGGGTAATCGACCTGACGGCCTTTGGTGGCCAGCGTTACTACTTTTCAAATGAACTAAACGAGAAGGGAGAGCCGGTCACCTGGCAGGGCAGGAAGTATGACGTTTACCCGATACAGGGAACCGGATTCGACCTTGTAGGGAAAGGGACGTCTTCCCGACCGACGCTGGCGGTGTCGAACCTGTTTGGCATGGTCACGGGACTCGCGGAGGATGTGCAGAGCCTCGTCGGGGCCACGGTGGTAAGGCGCGTGGTATACGCCCGTTTTCTCGATGCGGTGAACTTTACAGGCGGCAATCCGGAGGCTGATCCGGAACAGGAAGTGGTCAGCCGCTGGGTGATTGAACAACTGTCGGAGCTGAAAGCCACCACGGCGACCTTCGTGCTGGCCACACCGACCGAAACGGACGGCAGCGTGTTTCCGGCGCGGATCATGCTGGCTGATGTCTGCAACTGGACCTACCGTTCTGATGAGTGTGGTTACATCGGGCCGCCTGTGGCGGATGAGTTTGATAAGCCCACGGCAGACCCGGCAAAAGATGCCTGCAGCAAATGCCGTACCGGCTGCGAGCTGCGTAATAACCTGCCGCGCATCGGCTGTTTCCTCTCCATTAACCGTCTTTCCTGATGGATACACCCATGAAAAAAACACTCCTGGCGCATGCTGCAGCATGCGCGCCGGCTGAATCGTGTGGCTGGGTGGTGAACACGCCCGCAGGGGAGCGGTATTTTCCCTGCCAGAATCTTTCCGCTGAACCGACTCTGTATTTCCGCATGGATCCGGCAGATTACCTTCAGGCGCAGGCGGCAGGCGATGTGGTGGCCCTGGTACACAGCCATCCCGATGGCCAGCCGTTTCTCAGCGATGTTGATCGCCGCCTGCAGGTGCAAAGTGGCCTGCCGTGGTGGCTGGTCTGCGATGACCGGATATACAAATTTCGCTGCATGCCATTCCTCACCGGGCGGGCATTTGAGCACGGGGGGACGGACTGTTACACCCTGTTCCGAGATGCGTACCATCTGGCGGGTATTGAGATGCCGGATTTTGCGCGGGGGGAGGACTGGTGGAAGCAGGGCGAGAATCTGTATCTGGATAATCTGGAGGCGACAGGTTTTTATCGGGTGAATGCTGAAGAGGCACAGCCCGGAGACATTCTGATTTGTTGTTTTGGTTCATCAATTGCCAACCATGCCGCGATTTACTGCGGCGACGGCGAACTGCTGCACCATATTCCTGACCAGCTCAGTAAACGCGAGAGGTATTCTGAAAAATGGCAACGCCGCACACACTCGATATGGCGACACCGGGCATGGCACGACTCTGCCTTCACGGGGATTTACAACGATTTGGCCGCCGCTTCAGCCTCAGTATAAAAACGGGGGCCGAGGCCATTTACGCGCTGGCCATACAGGTTCCGGGCTTCCGGCAGAAAATGAATGATGGCTGGTATCAGATACGCATCGCCGGTCAGGATGTGGATGAAACCAGCGTGTCAGCCCGTCTGCATGAACCGCTGCCGGACGGGGCCATTATTCATATTGTCCCGCGTATGGCAGGGGCAAAATCCGGTGGCCTGTTTCAGGTCGTGCTGGGTGCTGTGGCAATAGGCGCGTCCTTTTTTACGGCAGGCGCTTCAATGGCAGCCTGGGGGGCTGCGTTATCTGCCGGTGGTATTTCGGTATCCTCAGTTCTGTTTTCTATGGGGGCAGCCATGATGCTGGGTGGTGTGGCGCAGATGCTGACGCCGCAGGCAAAAATCCCCTCGTCCCGGCAGACCGATAACGGCAAACAGAACACTTATTTTTCGTCACTGGACAACATGGTGGCGCAGGGGAATGCCCTGCCGGTGTTGTACGGTGAAATGCTGGTCGGCTCCCGCACGATCTCCCAGGAAATAAGCACACGGGATGAGGGCGGCGGCGGGCAGGTGGTGATCATCGGTCGCTGATTTACTGCAGCATATTTATATTAAAACAGAACCGCCTTCGGGCGGTTTTGTCGTTTCAGAGGGAACAGATTATGGGTAAGGGTGGTGGCAGCAGTAAAACGCCGCATGAGGCTCCTGACGACCTGAAATCCAGCCAGATGCTGACCGTTGTTGATGCCATCTGCGAGGGGCCGATTGAAGGTCCGGTGGACGGGCTGAAAAGTGTCAGAATTAACAAAACGCCGGTCCTCGACAGCGACGGTAATGCGATGGTTCACGGTGTCACCGTGGTTTACCGCGTGGGGGAGGATGAGCAGACCGCGATGGAGGGGTTTGAAGACTCCGGTGCTGAAACCCTGCTGGGTGTGGAGGTGAAGAAGTCAGAGCCGGTGACCCGCACCATTACCGCTAAAACGGTGGACCGTCTGCGTTTTACCTTTGGTGTGCAGTCTCTGGTCAGTACCAGTACCAAAGGCGACCGCAACCCGACCAGCGTACAGATGCTGATCCAGTTTCGCCGGGACGGGCTGTGGCGAACGGAACGGGATATCACCATTACAGGTAAAACAACCACGCAGTTTCTGGCATCTGTGGTGATCGATGATTTGCCGCCCCGGCCGTTTGAAGTCCGCATGCAACGTATCACTGATGACAGTACGACAGACCTGCTGCAGAACAAAACGGTGTGGTCGGGCTATACCGAAATCATTGATGTAAAACAACTCTATCCGAATACCGCCGTTATCGGGGTAAAAGTGGACGCGGAGCAGTTTGGCAGCCAACAGGTCACGCGAAACTATCTCCTGCGCGGGCGTATCGTACAGGTGCCGTCGAATTATGATCCGGTAAAACGGACGTATTCCGGGCTGTGGGACGGGACGTTTAAACCCGCCTGGACAGATAATCCGGCCTGGTGTGTGCTGGATATGCTGACCCACCCGCGCTATGGCATGGGAAGCCGCATCGGTGTTGCCGATGTGGACAAGTGGGCGCTGTATGCCATTGCACAGTACTGCGATCGGCTTGTTCCAGACGGTTTTGGCGGGACAGAGCCGCGTATCACCTGCAATGCGTATCTGACGGACCAGCGTAAAGCGTGGGACGTGCTGGGGGACTTCTGTTCCCTGATGCGCTGCATGCCGGTCTGGAACGGCAATACCCTGACCTTTGTACAGGACCGGCCCGCCGATAAAGTCTGGACCTATACGCAGAGTAATGTGGTGATGCCCGCTGACGGTGCGCCGTTCATCTACAGCTTCAGCGCCCTGAAAGAGCGCCATAATGCCGCCGAGGTCCGTTACACCGACCCGAACAACGGCTGGGAAACGTCCACCGAACTGGTGGAAAACGACGCTGCCATCCGGCGCTACGGTCGCAACGTCCTGAAGATGGACGCGTTCGCCTGTACCAGCCGGGGGCAGGCGCACCGCGCCGGACTGTGGGCCATCACCACCGAATTGCTGGAAACGCAGACGGTGGATTTTTCCGTGGGGGCCGAAGGACTGCGACATGTTCCCGGCGATATCATTGAGGTCTGCGACAGTGATTATGCCGGCGTGACCGTGGGCGGACGCGTTCTGTCGGTCGACAGCCTGTCCCGTACGCTCACCCTGGACCGCGAGGTGGAAATACCGCCAGGCGGCAATGTGGTGCTGAACCTGGTGGGCAGCGATGGCCAGCCTGTTACCGTCGCGGTCACTGCACATCCGGCCCCGGACCGCGTGACCGTCAGCCAGTTACCCGATGGCGTGGCGGCGTACAGCGTGTGGGGGCTGAAACTGCCGGACCTGCGCCAGCGCCTGTTTCGCTGCGTGGCCATACGGGAGAATGATGACGGGACGTATGCCATCACCGCCGTGCAGCATGTTCCGGAGAAAGAGAGCATCGTGGACAACGGTGCGAAGTTTGACCCGTTGCCCGGCACAGGTATCACGAACACACCACCCGCTGTGCAGCATCTCACCACGGAGATTCTGGCAGAGGACGGGCAGTATCAGGCGCGGGCGCGCTGGGACACGCCGCGCGTGGTGAAAGGCGTTAACTTCTTCCTGCGCCTGACGGTGAAAGCGGAAGATAACAGCGACCGCCTGGCCAGCAGCCTGACCCTGACCGAAACGGAGCACACCTTCCGCAACCTGACGCCGGGGCGCTACACCCTGACGGTGCGGGCGGTGAACACCCAGGGCCAGCAGGGTGAGCCTGCCAGCACAGATTTCAGTATCGCCGCGCCGGCTGTACCGTCTTATGTTGAGCTGATTCCCGGCTATTTCCAGATAACCGCCACCCCGCGTCAGGCGGTATATGACCCCACGGTGCAGTATGAATTCTGGTTTACGGATACGCAGATAACCGATATCCGCCAGGTGGAAAGCGATGCGCGTTATCTCGGCACGGCGCTGTACTGGATTGCGGCAAACGCGAGTATCAAACCAGGTAAAGACTATTACTTCTATATCCGGGCCGTGAACCAGGTCGGGAAATCGGCGTTCGTGGAGGCTAAAGGCCAGGCCAGCAACGATGCGGCGGGCTATCTGGACTTCTTCAAAGGGGAAATCACCGAAAGCCACCTCGGCAAAGAACTGCTGGAGAAGGTGGAACTGACAGAAGACAACGCCAGCCGGCTGGATCAGTTTTCGGAAGAGTGGCAGGACGCGAACGGCAAGTGGAATGCCATGTGGGGCGTGAAGATAGAACAGACCGAAGACGGGAAGCACTATGTGGCTGGTCTGGGCCTGAGCATGGAGGATACGGAAGAAGGTAAGCTGAGCCAGTTCCTGGTGGCGGCTGACCGTATCGCGTTTATCAACCCGGCGAACGGCAATGAAACTCCGATGTTTGTGGCGCAGGGCAACCAGATATTTATGAACGAGGTGTTCCTCAAATATCTGACGGCCCCGAGCATCACCAGTGGCGGGAACCCGCCGACCTTTATGCTGACGCCTGACGGCAGGCTGACTGCCCGTAATGCGGATATCAGCGGTAATATCAGCGCGAATTCCGGCACCCTCAATAATGTGACGATAGCGGAAAACTGCACCATTAACGGGACAATGCGGGCAGAGAATATTGTCGGCGATATCGTTAAAGCCGTCGGGCGGGCTTTCCCCGGAAGCGCTAATTACCCGAATGGGACCCTCACGGTTCAGATACAGGATGACCACCATTTTGACAGGCAGATAATCATTCCCCCCATCACCTTTGCAGGAGGAAAGGCAAAATCAGAGACAAGCAACGAGATATGGACAGACTGTGGGCTTGTGGTGAAGCACAACGGCAGAGAGATATACAACGCAGAACCCGCGATTACAGCGAGATCATTCAGCAGGGTTCTTGATATGCCAGCCGGAGGTGGAAATGTGACGCTGAGCTTCACGGTTTCATCCAGGGGGTATGGCGGCGGGGCCTGGGCTGATATCAGCAACCTGCTGGTCATGGTGGTGAAGAAGAACAGCACGGGGATCAGCATTTACTGATACCTGAATCCAGAAACGAGCGCCTGAATGGGCGCTTTTTTATTGCTGAAAACAAGAGGTAATGACATATGTCAGTACAAATTTCTGGCGTATTTAAAGACGGGGCGGGGAAACCGGTACAGGGTTGCACTATTCAGCTGAATGCGAAGAAAACCAGCCCGACCGTTGTTGTGGAGGTGATTTCATCCACTGTTACAGACGCGAACGGCCACTACAGCATTGAGGCTGAACCGGGTTATTACAGTGTGTCACTGATGCGGGAAGGGTTTCCGCCCTCTGTGGCTGGCGACATTTATGTGGCCCCGACTGATGCGCCGGATACCCTGAATGCGTTTCTCGATGCACCAAAAGATGCAGATCTGCGCCCGGAGGTGATGAAACGCTTTGAAGAAATGGTAAACCGTGTAGTGGATTTGAGCGGTGCAACAGAAAAGGATCGGGAACGCGCCGAACAGGCCGCACAGTCAGCGGAACAAAGTAAGGATTCGGCAGCCCTTTCTGCAACGGCTGCAGCAGAGTCACAGAAGCAGGCAGCACGCTCTGCAGATGCTGCTGATGTGTCTGCCCGCTCTGCTGATGATAATGCCCGACAGACCGCGCAGGACGTTCTGGCCTGTGCAGCGGATGCGGACAGTGCGGCAAAGTCTGCACAGACAGCGACGGAGCAGGCCGGACAGGCAAAAATCGCCGCCGATACGGTACAGAAAGCGCAGGAGGAAGCGGGAGTTTCGGCACAGTCAGCAGCAGGAAGTGCCGGAAGTGCTGCTGCAGCAGCACAAACAGCGGGTGAACATGCCGGTAATGCAGCCGCATCTGAAATTTCAGCGCGTGAAAGCGCCCTTACGGCCACGCAGGCGGCAGAACAGGGTGATAACAGCGCGGCAGCTGCAGTGCTAAGTGAACAGCATGCCAGGGAGTACAGCGAAAAGGCTGCTAAATCAGAGGCTGCGGCATCAGCCAGTGCAGAATCGGCATCTTCCAGTGATGCATCAGCCCTGCAGTCAGCCGAAAAGGCTGAGAAACAGAAAAATGCAGCCGCTGAGAGTGTCACCCGTGCAGAACAGGCCAGAGATGAGGCGCTGACTTCCCGGAACGAGGCAGTGGAGGCCGCTGAAACAGCGGCGACAGACGCTGCGGAGAAAGCCGCAGGCAAGGTTTCGGAGCAACTGAAAGCTGCTGTAGCTGATGATACTCAGCGCGCCGAAGCCGCAATGGCTGGCGCTGAAAGCGCGGCAGTAGCCTCACAGGGATACCGTGATGAAGCGAGGGATATTGCTGAAAGTCTGAAGCCAGGAGACGCCAGCACCACGCAGAAAGGGCTTGTGCAGTTAAGCAGCGATGACGACAGCGACAGTGAAGCCTATGCAGCGACACCGAAAGCCGTTAAAAAAGTCAAAGACCTGGCAAACCAGAAGGCCCCACTGGACAGTCCGGATCTGACAGGGACTCCAACTGCCCCCACGCCGCCATTAAGTGTCAGTAACAAACAGATTGCGAATACCGAGTACGTTCAGGCTGCGGTTGCTGCATTAGTTGGCTCATCCCCTGAAGCTCTGGATACGCTGGCTGAGTTAGCGCAGGCATTAGGAAATGATCCTAATTTTGCAACCACGATGCTCAATGCGTTAGCGGGTAAACAGCCGCTAAATGAAATACTGACGTCGCTGTCCGGGCTGTCTACCTCCGGAAGTAAATTGCCATTTTTTAGCAGTAAAAATACGTTGATGTTGACGGATCTGACGACGACCGGGCGTGGGTTGATTGCTAAAAACTCAATAAATGAAATTATCACATACCTTGGTTTGGTAGAAACGATAAATTTAGCAGCTGGCGCGGTGCCTTCAACGCGCAGAGTAAACGAAAAAGCGCTTACAGATGATATTTACATCACCTCACAGGATATTTTTAACGGGCAAGTCTTGATGATTGGTGCAGACCAAAATCTGGACAATTTCCAGACGCCGGGGCTGTATGCTCAGGATATGAATGTTAATACCAGTACGGCACTGAATTACCCGGAGAATAATGCAGGTTCTCTGATGGTACTGAGAAGCGCCGGAGTGACACAGATTTACCGCGTGTACAATTCATCCCGCAGTTATACACGTAGCAAGCATTCAACGCAGGCATGGACTCCCTGGGTACCTGATGATTCTTTTCCGGTCGGCGCACCTATTCCCTGGCCGTCTGATACAACTCCGCAAGGGTATGCTTTAATGCAGGGGCAACCTTTCGATAAAGCAGCCTATCCATTGCTTGCGATTGCGTATCCATCGGGTGTTATCCCGGATATGCGAGGCCAGACGATTAAGGGTAAACCGAACGGTCGTGCGGCACTTTCATATGAACAGGATGGTGTTATATCGCATACCCACGGAGCCAGCGCATCCAGTACGGATTTGGGAACTAAAACCACATCATCGTTTGATTACGGCACTAAGACTTCAAACACTACCGGTGACCATAACCACAACAGAGGTACTATGGAAATTACTGGTACTCTCGGTTACTTCAGAAGTGATAATAGTAGCTTCTATACAGCAAGTGGAACATTTACACTTGGTGGCTCTACAGCGGCTAAAAGTTTTACAGGTTCTAATTTTACTTATGGTGTTCCTGTAAACTTTAACGCTTCCAGAACCTGGTCTGGCGTCACAAACACTACGGGTAACCATGCGCACTCTGTTGCAATTGGCGCTCATGCACACTCCATTGCTATTGGTTCACACGGACACTCCGTCACTGTTAACGCTACTGGTAACGCGGAAAACACTGTCAAAAATATTGCGTTTAACTATATTGTGAGGCTTGCCTGATGACTTTTGAAATGACCGGAGAAAATCGGACTATTACTCTCTACAATCTTCGTGCAGATACAAATGAATATATTGGGAAATGTGAAGGGTTTATCCCTGCTAATACCGGATTACCTGCTTACAGTACCAATATTTCTCCGCCGCCAGCGAAGGCCGGTTTTGTCGCTGTATTTAATCTTAAGTCAGAAAAATGGTCACTGGTTGAGGACCATCGCGGGAAAATTGTCTACGACATTCAAACCGGGAAAGCTACCACGATTGACCAGTTAGGTAAGTTACCTGACGATGTTGTTTCCGTCGCGCCGGAAGGCCATTTTGTTAAGTGGGATGGAGCACAGTGGGTCCACGATACCGATGCGGAAAATAAACATCTTCTGATGCTGGCCGAACAGGAAAAAATAAATCTTCTGGCGGTCGCAACATCCGCTATAGCCCCTTACAGGATGCTGTTGATCTGGGCATGGCAACGAAGGTTGAAACCGCACTTTTACTGGAGTGGAAGAAATACCGTGTCTTGCTTAACCGGGTAGATACCTCAAATCCAGAATGGCCTACTCAACCGAATATTCAGGCCAGTTAATATCAGGGGCGGAAGACAAATCGAGGCGGCGTAACTCAGTACGATAGCTTCGCAACGCTGCCAGTTCTGTTTCCTCGCTGGCTGATATATCGCCGTCTTTTGTGCAAGACGACTAAAGTTAACCGCAGAAGAGTGGGCTCAGGCTGGAAGGTTGATAGCTGCAGGTGAGTCAAGAAAACGTGTGGCTATAATTTACGATGTAGGGAGGGCGACGCTATACAAAAAATTTCCTGCGCGGTGTTGAGAAGACACCACCGCCTCGTCGTATGCAAGAACGGGCGACGGCGAACTGGCGAACGTTCGATAGTGCGGGTATTGAATGATTACCAGATTACTACTGTTCACCCCAAACGGAGGATTTTAGCTATGGGGTTCCCTTCAACTGCCAGTGATTACGTTGAAACGAGGATCTCACTCGATCAGCAGCTTATCAACCAGCAACGACTTACTTCATGCGGGTATCACGTTCACATTTCAGGGAAGGGATACTCCAGGGGCGCTGCTTGTGGTAGAGACATCACTTACTGCCTGCGATGACTCACTGCTGATATGTGCAATCGACGGGGAAGCGATATCGGACTCACCCTCAACCCAACCTGATTAATCTGGAGAGCGGGCGAAAGGAGGCGAAACCAGTAGATGATGACGGATACGGTTCTGCACCCGCTATATTCTGGGTGATTACTTACATCATCAATGATGCTAGGAATGCAGAGTTTGATGATTGCCCGGCCATGTGAGCACATTATTGCTAAGTGAAGTATGAAGTGGGGTTACGTGGTTGAGGCTAATTATCATTTCTGTCTGGATTGTTAGACAAACCAATCCCTACTTTTACCGCAGCGAACAACATGATGCACAGAGTGGTAATCGCGGCAAATACCAATAAGAGACTAGTAATCATAGAGCTTCTTAATGTCAGATGAATTCAATTGTCAGACAACTGTATAGGGAAAAGGTTCCTGGCAATTATCGTGCTTGCTATTCAAGAGGATATTACAACCCGATAGAACGTAGTTGGCTGGTAATCTGTCGATAGTTTCACCCCAATAATCCCCTGAGTTTCCCCGTACAGAAAACAGGCATAAAAAAACCAGCCGTAAAGTCTGGTTCTTAAAGGAGTTTTGGTCGGCACGAGAGGGTTTGAACCTCCGCCCCCCGAGACCCCATGACGGTGGCTACTGTTTTTAGGATTGCTATGTGCTAAAAGCGGAAATAAATAACAATTGTTCGATAATCACTTTTAGTGATCAGAAGCATGAAATCCCCTGCAGCAATATGCAGGGGCTTATATATGATGCCGGGTGCCTCCCGGTAAGTCTTTGGGTAACCTCCCATGACTCGCTGCTTCAGTCGTGCATGATGAACATTCCAGCATAGAAGTCATCAGGTTAATTAGCCCTGCCGCTCAGAAGGATTCATCATAAAAGGCAAGATAGCATGAAGAGGGTGGGAGAGATATCGGCATTTAATCAGATAACAAAGAATATTTCTCTCATGTCAGTGTAGGTATTAAAATGTTGAATATGAAAAAAAGCCTGCTGTTAGCAGGCCGTAAATATTTTTAACTCATTTTTTGTTCGCTTCTGATAAATATGGTAAGAATGCAATCAAACGTGAAGCAGAGAGCATAAAAAAAGCTATAAATATTTCCTTGCAGCATCAAGTATCTCCTGTGACGTTAACTCCCTGTCAGAAGCTACGTAAACAATACCATGAACGCCAGTTAAGGAAGGAAAGCCTGCAGACATAATCCGAAGATGCGTTTCTTCACCGTTCGGATATTCCTGCCTGATAGAGGATATACCTTCCAGAACAGTCATGACTTTACAGGATTCAGCATTAAAGAAAACAAGGACTTTTATCATATTCCACTACCCTGTTCTCTCGTGGATGTAAACAGTCAGATGCCATAAGGTAAAAGCAAAGACGTGATGCTTTCGGAGGCAGCCTCGCCTCTTACGCACTTTATTATTTAACAAGCAGTTAGCTTCTGCTTTCAGACTTTTATGCAGCAGTCCTGCACTTCATCACATCGGTCAGCACACTCATAATTGCGAAAAAATATGCTGACCTGATATTAAGAATAAACGACTTTTATCTGATTTAAGTTATGGAACTGTCTACTCAGGAATAATTATTCATCGTTATCGCAGATCCACAAAGATTTATTTATCGCAAAGTATTACGTTTGCAGCAGCAGGGCCTTTGTCACCACTGTGAATGGCGAATTCAACTTTCTGTCCTTCAAATAAGGTCTTAAAGTTGTCGCCGTTAAGCGCAGAAAAATGAACAGAGATGTCTTTACTACCATCAAGAGGAGAGATGAAGCCAAACCCTTTGTCTTCGTTAAACCATTTTACCAAACCTTTAATTCTTATGGTCATACCAACTCCTGCTACACATGATTGTATTGATAGTAAACGTATAGTATTAAACGTATGGACTCAAAAGGGGGGATATCAGCGATAACACCTGGTAATGAGGACTACACGGAAAATGTTTAACGTTCGTCTGTACATTGAACTGATGGGATTCATTAAGGCACGGTAATTAATAATAAGCAAATTATATTTTAGCCATCCAGAGAATCTGCAAGAGAAATTAAACTGGCAAAGGCCTCAACCTCCCTTCAGGGTGCCTGTGGTTGCGAATATCTACCTCTCCTGAATTTCAGTGCCTCAAAATAAATAGATTAAAACTTAACCACATGTGATACGGTGAAGCTCGTTCATTGAAAGGTTAATGGTTATGTCTATTATCAATTACGCAATGAAACTCTTCACCAGTGCGTCTACCGCCACTGCCGTCTGCCCTGTTTGTGGCTTAAAATCGGCTCAACTTCTGTCAAAAATCCGGCGCAATCAGGCCATGCTTTGCCCTGGATGTAAGGCTCTGTTTATCTCCCGACGCTAGCGCGGCCAAAAAACGCAGACAAAACTCATATTCTATACTTAAGTCAAATCCCGGCAGCTGTTAAATCCCTGATGCCTTACGCCCATCCTCAGAGAACGTTTCTGAACTGATTTTGCAACTGCTCCTGCATGCTAACTCTGCATCAGAGCAATGCTATGAAAATGAACCCCAGGGCGTGGTTTAACCGCTCCCATATTCCGATGAATGCTACCGAAAGCGTAACGTTTTCGGCGAACGATCCTGCCGGTGAAAGCACTCTGCAGTCAGAACTCTTTTCGACCGCCCAGATGGAACGCTATGGTCAGAAGCTCGCCCGGACCCATAAATTATCGCCGGATAAACATCCTTATTATCTTCTAAAAAGACTCGGCGAGAATGAGGCCATCATCACCCAAAGCTGTTATGAGTTTAACGCGGGTAAAAAGACCAGCATCATGCCTGCCGGGGAGTGGTTGCTGGACAATTATTATCTTATTGAGGAACAAATCCGCACGGTCCGCCAGCACTTGCCGAAAAGCTTTGGTAAAGGTCTTCCGTCGCTGATGTCGCCGCTGAATTGCCCACGAATTTATCATATCGCATCTGAGGCAGTTGCTCACGGTGATGGCCGCTGGGATGCCGCGAGCCTGACCAGCTATCTCACTGCCTATCAACAGGTGACACCGCTGACGCTAGGTGAAGTCTGGGCGCTACCGGGAATGCTGCGCCTGGCGCTGATTGAAAATCTTCGTCGTATCAGCATGGAAGTGATAAATGCGCAGCAGGACAGAAACCTTGCCGATACGTGGATAACCAGGATTTTCGAATGTGCAGAGAATGCCCCTGGCGATTTAATCATGGTGGTTGCCGATATGGCACGCTCCCGACCTACGTTAACCAGTGCGTTTGTCGCAGAGCTGGTGCGGCGCCTGCAGGGGCATGGCAATGCGTTGTCGTTACCTCTGACCTGGGTTGATCAGTGCCTTCGGGAACAGGGGGTCACCACCGACGTTCTCATACATAATTTCAATCAACAGCTTGCCGCCAGCCAGCTATCTGTCAGTAACAGCATCGCGGGTCTGCGATTACTGAGTGAAACGGATTGGGCTGATTTCGCCGAAACGATAAGTGTCGTCGAACAGGCATTACGCAATGATCCTGCCGGTATCTATCCCCGGATGCACTTCAATACCCGGGATCATTACCGGCACGTTGTTGAGGTCCTGGCCAGGGACAGTGGTCTCAGCGAGCCTGAAGTTGCTGACAGGGTGCTGACGCTTTCAGGGAACAGTGCTCCCGATACACTGGAACATCATGTTGGTTATTATCTCGCAGGCGAAGGTCGGCAGGCGCTGGAAATTCATCTGTTAGCAGACACCTCAAGGCTCATGCGCTTGCGGCACAGTTTCAACAGAATAACCCTGCTGTCATGGCTTGGAAGCCTGGCGTTGTTGACAATCGCAACGACCGCAACGATTTTGCACGAAACAGCCATGCAGGGCGCAGACTGGCTGTTGATCGCGGTGATATTCCCTCTGATTATCGCTGTAACTCAGTTAATGAGCGATTTACTCAGTGACGCAACCACCCGTTTTCGCGTTCCTCGCCCCTTGCCGCGGATGGATTTCTCAACCGGCATTCCCCCTGACAGCGCCACTCTGTTAGTCATCCCCTGCATGCTGACCAGCCACGAAAGTTTCAGCCAGCTCCTCACCAGTCTTGAAGTCTGCTGGCTGGGGAATGAAAACGAAAATCTCAGGTTTGCGCTGCTCACTGATTTCGCTGATTCTGCAAATGAACCCTCGCCGGAAAGCCAGATGCTGCTCAGACAGGCGATCGCCGATACGCAGGCGCTGAATCGCCGCTATCCCTCCAGCCGCCCACGTTTTTATCTGCTACACCGCCAGCCTGAATGGAACCCCGCGGAAGGAACGTGGATGGGCTATGAACGCAAGCGGGGAAAACTGGCGTTACTGAATAGTTGGTTGCGCCATCCGGGGACACAATTCGTCAGCGTTGCAGACATGCCTGCTAACCTTTTACCGGGCCACATTAAATACGTCATTACCCTGGACAGTGATACGGTGCTGCCGCGCGATACGGCGCACAAACTGGTCGCGACGATGGCGCATCCGCTGAATACGCCAGAGTATGATCCGGTACGCCAGAGGGTTGTCAAAGGATTTGGCATTTTACAACCCGGCCTTGCGGAGGAGATACCACGCAACGGTCAGGGACGTTACGCCGCCATGCGCAGCAGCACACCAGGCAATAATCCCTATTCGATGATGTCTTCGGATATCTATCAGGATCTTTTTGGGGAAGGATCGTTCGTGGGCAAAGGGATTTACGATGTTGACATTTTTATGCAAGCCACTGCCAACACCTGCCCGGAAAACCTGGTTCTCAGCCATGATCTACTCGAAGGATGCTATGCACGTTCGGGTCTGCTGAGTGAGGTGTTACTCTATGAACAGTACCCGAATAATTATCTGTCGGATGTTGCACGCCGTTCACGCTGGATCCGGGGTGACTGGCAACTGCTTAACTGGCTGAAACCACGTGTCAGAAGAGCCGATGGAACCCGGACCAGGAATCCGCTGACCGCGCTTTCTTACTGGAAATTACTCGATAATCTGCGTCGCAGTCTGGTCGCCCCTTCATTACTGGTATTGCTGTTCTTCACCCTGCTAGGGGTACCTAATCCGGTTTACTGGCTGGGCGTACTGTCGCTGATATGGCTGTTGCCAACCATCCTCTGCATCACCTATGACCTGCTGCATAAACCTCTGCGTCGCCGCCTGAAGCCGCATCTGTTACTGGTAGGGGCGAGCGCGCTGAAGCGTTTGTCAGGTATCGGCCTTAATTTTGCGATACTGCCGCACGAAGCCGGATATTCGCTAAAAGCGATCGCCGTGACGTTATGGAGATTGGGGATCAGCAGGCGTCACCTCAGCCAGTGGTTCAGCCACAGCCTGGACAGCAATCAGGCCGGACCCACTGTCGCGCGTTTTTATCAGGCGATGTGGCTGAATGTTGCATGTGGTGTGATGCTGATAATACTGACCGGACAATTTGCTCCACAACTGCTGGGGATTGCGTTGCCGATCGGTTTGTTATGGTGTGTGGCACCGCTGCTGATGAGCTGGCTGAGTCGCCAGCCTGCGCGTAAGGTGTTTTCGCCCAATCCGGAACAAAAACAGCTGTTGCGCCAGACAAGCCGTGAAATCTGGGCGTTTTTTGAAACCTTTGCAACAGAAAAAGAGAACTGGCTTCCGCCTGATAACTACCAGGAAATACCGCAGCCGACGGTGGCCCATCGAACCTCTCCTACCAATATTGGCCTTTCCCTCATGGCTAACCTGACGGCATGGGACTTTGGCTACCTGCCCGGCGGGGAAGTGCTACGGCGCGTGTCGCTCACGCTCGACACAATGGATAAAATGGAGCACTACCGGGGCCATCTCTACAACTGGTATGACACTCGTACGCTGGCCCCCCTCAGCCCACGCTATATCTCAAGCGTCGACAGCGGCAACATGGCAGGGCATTTGTTGACACTGCGTGCAGGGCTGTCCGCCATGCGTCATCAGCCAGTTTTAAACCGCCAACAGATACTGGCAGGACTGAACGATACGCTGGATATTCTGGAAAAACAGTGGGGTCAGAACCCGCCTGACAGCTTGCGGTTGCTGCGAAAACACTGCCTGAGCGCGGTGTCGCTCTCTCCGCAGACATTTTTCAGCGAGCTGAAAAATATGCGCACCCAGTGCAATCACCTGAACACGCTATGCCATCAGGGATCTCCTCTTCAGATGCGTTGGGCAGGACATCTGGAGCATCAACTGGTTCAGGTTTGCCATGAGTGGTCGCTGCTGCTTGGCTGGTTACCCGCATCCTGGAACGAACAGACGCTGCCGACTTTGTGCGAGCTTGCCCGCGCAACATTTACTGGTGCAGGAACCCCCCGGCGTCAGCGACGGAGCAGGCCCGGATGCGACTCAATATTATCACTGAACTTGAACAACGGTTGGATGAGCATGCCCGGATGGATTTCGCCTTTCTGTACAGCGAAGCAACCAGTCTGCTCAGTGTTGGCTATAACTGTGACACGAATATGTCTGACAAGAGCCACTACGATCTTCTGCCGTCTGAAATCCGCCTGACCAGCTTCCTTGCCATTGCCACTAATCAGCTACCTCTTAAAAGCTGGTACGCGCTGGGGCGACTGTTCACCACCATTGACAATGAAACAGCCCTGATGTCATGGAGCGGGTCAATGTTTGAATACCTGATGCCGAATCTGGTAATGCCCACCTGGCCTGGCAGCCTGCTCGATGAAATGAGTCAGTCGGCGGTTATGCGCCAGATTCATTGGGGGAAAGAACGCGGAGTACCGTGGGGCGTTTCAGAGTCTGGTTATCATGCTTTTGATGTTCAGCATAATTATCAATATCAGGCATTTGGTGTGCCGGGTCTCGGCCTGCGCAGGGGGCTTGCTGATGACATGGTTGTCGCCCCTTACGCCACACTGCTGGCGTTGATGGTTTCCCCACAGAAAGCCTGTGAGAACCTGATAAGGCTGCAAAAAAATGGCGCACTTGGTGAATACGGTTTTTATGAAGCGCTGGACTATACTCCCTCACGCCTCGCAACCGGTCAGCTCTATGCGGTGGTTCAGTCCTGGATGGCGCATCATCAGGGGATGGCGTTTCAGGCGCTGGCTCATGTGCTGCTTGACGCCCCGATGACTGAACGCTTCATGTCCAGTACGGTCTTCCGCTCAGCGAGCCTGCTGTTACAGGAACGCGTGCCGGATGCAGTCGATCTGTACAGTCCGCGCCGTCATTTTGAATCTCATGAGGGCAGGGTCAAACCCGTTCGCTATGAACCCCGTATTTTCTATGGCGTGGACACGCCGGCCCCGGATATTCAACTGCTGTCCAACAACCATTATCATCTGATGTTGACCACGGGCGGCGGCGGCTATAGTCGCTGGAATAATATTGCGCTCACGCGCTGGCGCAGTGATACCACCCGCGATAACTGGGGAGCATTCTGCTATATCCGCGATATACAGACGGGGAATGTGTCGAGCAATACCTGGCAACCGACAGCCCACACCAGCGGGCATGACGAGGAAGTGATATTCACCGATGCGAGTGCTGAATTCAGACGCTCTTTCGATGGGCTCAGCATCAAAACTCAGGTTGTGATCTCCCCAGAGGATGATATTGAGTTGCGACGACTCACACTGATTCATCGTGGTCGCCAGCCTCGCTCTCTGGAACTGACAACCTATGCCGAAGTGGTACTGGCGCCTGAAGCCAGCGATCTGGCACACCCGGCATTTAGCAATTTGTTTATTCAGACGGAACTGGATCCTGAGCGTGACGCTATTCTTTGCCACCGGCGCCCGCGTTCTCCGGGTGAAGAGAGTCCCTGCCTGTTTCACATGATGGTGGTGCATGGCGATAACCGTCATAACGTTTCGTTTGAAACAGACAGGGCAAAATTTCTTGGTCGTGGCAGAAACCCTGCGGATGCCCAGGCAATAAAGGCAGGCGGAGCGCTCAGCAACACGTCGGGGTCAGTGCTGGATCCGATCCTGGCAATACGCCACGCCATCACTCTGCAGCCGGGGCAGCCGGTCACGATTGATATCATTTATGGCATCAGCGAGACCCGCCAGCAGAGCCTGGCATTGCTGGAAAAATACCGCGATTACCCTATCGCTGATCGCGTATTTGAACTGGCCTGGTCTCACAGTCTGGTGGTGTTACGCCAGATGAACGCCAGTGAAGATGATGCCACTTTGTTTAATCGTCTTGCCAGCGCGGTGCTTTACCCTGTCCAGGAGCTGCGCGCCGAAGGCCAGGCGATCAGCCGCAACCGGCGTGGTCAGTCCGGTCTGTGGGGCTGGGCAATTTCAGGTGATCTGCCGATAGTGCTGATCAGTATTACCAGCGAGGAAAGTATTGCTTCAGTGACCACACTGATTCAGGCACACCGTTACTGGAGACAGAAAGGACTGGATGTTGATTTGGTTATCCTGAATAACAGTCCCGGCGGCTACCAGCAGGGCTTACAAAATCAGATTATGGACTTAGTTTATGCCGGGTCTGAAGCCAGTCTGCTGGACAAAACGGGCGGTATTTTTGTTCGTAATGGCGAGCATCTCTCTGCTGAGGATAAGTTGCTTTTGATGAGCGTGGCCTGTCTTTATCTTGATGACCGCACAGGTAGTATCAATGAGCAGCTTAATCAGCGTACTCACACCCTTAAACCTCAGGCCAGAGCACTCATTCCACGGGCTGTACGCGAGCGTAATCAACATACGGACTGGAGTCCCGATATCAGTCAGTTATGCCATTTCAATGGGTACGGTGGATTTTCTCAGGATGGTCGGGAATATCAGATTGTTCTGCGGGAAGATGCGCAGACACCGGCGCCCTGGTCAAACGTACTGGCAAATGCCCGTTTTGGCACTGTGATTTCAGAGGCGGGACAGGCCTACTCCTGGTATGAGAATGCACATGAATATCGGTTGACACCGTGGGAGAACGATCCTGTGAGCGATCGCAGCGGCGAGGCGTTTTATCTGCGCGATGAAGAGAGTGGTGAGTGTTGGTCACCGACGGCTTTACCTGTTCGCGGACATGGTGATTACCTGACCCGCCATGGTTTTGGTTACAGCGTGTTTGCCCATCGAGAGAATGGTATAGACAGCGAGCTGACGGTCCTGGTTGCCGAAGAGGCGCCGGTTAAACTGGCGCTCCTGACGCTCAGTAACTCTTCGGGTCGGACACGCAAACTTTCCGTCACCGGCTATGTGGAGTGGACGCTCGGAGGAACACGAACTCGCTCAGCCCATCACATTGTGACACATGCGGCCAGACCACCTGGCGGCTGCGGAGTGCTGGCGAACAACTTTTATGGCGATAACGGTAGCGGTCGTACTGCCTTTTTTGCCGTCAGCGGTAATGACTGTTCGTTGACCGGGGACCGCCGGGAGTTTATCGGTCGTAATGGTTCTCTGCACGCCCCGTCGGTCATGAAGCTACGCAGGCTTTCAGGTAAAACGGGCGCCGGTCTGGATCCCTGCGGGGCAGTACAATCGGCGGTAACATTAATTGATGGGGATCAGAGGACGTTTATTTTTATCCTAGGCGCAGAGGAGAATCATATTCGAGCTCAGGAGACGCTTGCCCGTTATATGAATGAGGAGACGGTCCGCGAGGAGCTGAACCGGGTTCACAACCACTGGCACAATGTGCTCGATAAAATTGTGGCTAACACTCCCGACACATCGGTAAATTTACTGGTGAATGGCTGGCTATTGTACCAGACGGTAGCCTGTCGCCTGATGGCTCGCAGCGGTTACTACCAGTCCGGCGGCGCATTTGGTTTTCGCGATCAACTGCAGGATACGCTGGCGCTGAGCCATGCTGATCCGAACCGGATGCGAGAACAGATAATCCTGTGTGCATCACGGCAATTTATTGAGGGTGATGTACAGCACTGGTGGCACCCGCCACACGGCAACGGAGTGCGCACTCGCTGTTCCGATGATTATCTGTGGCTTCCGCTTGCCGTTTGCCACTATGTCGAAACGACGGGGGATATGGATGTACTGGAAACACGTATTCCTTATCTGGAGGGACGTCCGCTTCAGCCTGGTGAAGAGTCTGCCTATGATACGCCGGTGATCAGCGGTACCGAAGAGACACTCTGGTTACACTGCGTCAAAGCCATTAAGTATGGACAACAGTTCGGGGAGCATGGTCTGCCGCTGATGGGGGCTGGTGACTGGAATGACGGCATGAACCGGGTGGGGATTGAAGGCAAAGGTGAAAGCGTCTGGCTGGGCTTCTTCCTGTTCGACATTTTGCAGCAGTTTGCGGCGCTGGCTGATCGCAGGTTGGATGAAAGCGTCGCCTCAATGTGCCGTTCACAGGCTATGCGCCTGCAAAGCAATCTCGAAGCCCACGCCTGGGATGGTGAATGGTACCGGCGTGGATATTTTGACGATGGTACTCCCCTGGGGTCGAAGGCTTCACAGGACTGCCGGATTGATGCGATTGCGCAGAGCTGGTCTGTATTGTCCGGGGCCGCAAGCCCGGGACGGTGCGCAATGGCCATGCAGGCGCTGGATAAGCACCTTGTGGATAACGAGGGGGACTGATAAAACTATTAACACCTCCTTTCGATGGGCACGGTCCAAATCCTGGTTACATACAGGGTTACCTGCCTGGTGTGAGGGAAAACGGAGGGCAGTATACACATGGCGCTATCTGGGCTGTGATGGCATTTGCCCGAATGGGGAATGCCGAACGCGCTTGGCAACTCTGGTCAATGCTCAACCCGATAAATCATACTCTGAATACAGATTCGGCCGGGATTTATAAAGCTGAACCTTATGTCATGAGTGCTGATGTCTACAGTGTCGCTCCCCATACCGGACGTGCAGGATGGAGCTGGTATACTGGTTCTGCAGGCTGGGCCTGGCGTTTACTTACCGAGGAATTACTGGGGATAAAACGTTCCGGTGCTGACTTTACGGTTCATGCCAGGTTGCCGGATGGGTGGACATCTTTTTCTATGAGCTATCAATATGGCGAAAGCCATTATCAAATTAGTGTCTCACGCGGCGATGCAGAATATCGCGTGACACTGGATGGTGTTCTCCTCCCTGATGACAGAATACCGCTGAAGGATGATGGACAAAACCATATGGTTGAGATCATTCAGAACTGACACTGAGTCCGGAGGCGCATTAACGTCTGCCGTTAATGCGCTGATTATCCCTGAGAACATCAATCGCAGTTTGCATGGCGATTTTGTCATCCCGCCTTTTTTGTTTGTCCTGCATGAACTGAAGGTATTCCAGCAAGGTGCGGGTATTAATCGGTCGGCCCTGTTTACCCACAGCCAGCACGGCTTCGCCAAGAATAATTTTCACTGGCGGTAGTTGTGCCGGATACCAATCAAGGGTGTCTTCTGATTTCATTATAAATCTCTCACGGAAGGGTAGTGTATCATAAATCAGACGTTCAATTTTCAATATTTGATATCCTGATTCAGACACAACTTAACATAACTTATGCCAGTTATTTTTATATTAAAGCGTATAATAATTACTGTATCCCTCAGAGAATTATTTATGTCTTATACAAAAGGGCTCAGGTATTTTAAAGAAAGACCGGTTCATGTTGCCTGCCCGGTATGCGCACACAAAGCTGATCAGAAAGCAGGTAAACTAAGAAAAGATGCAGTTCTTGAGTGCCCTGCCTGCGGACTGTTGTTCAGACCTTCAGAATGCTGGTGTATCGGCGGCTGATCAGCTTCTGCCTTTTAACGTAAGTGAAGTCGGGAAATGACAATGTTTATCCTGTTTTGCAGTTGTCGAGGGTATGATAATGAAATCTAAAAAATCTGTTTTTATTGAAGGACATATTCTGTCGAATAGCTGTCACGGGCAGGCCGGTCAACCTTTCTGCATTCACCGGGTCAGGTTTAGTAATGGTAAATATGCGATTATCCGGGTGACATCCGGGATATGTTTCAAACCTGGCGAAATTATTCAACGAAAAGATTGCGAGTGGTTTTATAAACTTACCAAGATTCGCCTTCTTTCTTTTGAGTACCTTGAGGATGATGAATCAAGGAGACAATTTACTGAATATCAATGATAAATCCATGAATTTAATAACAGCCGTTACACGTTTCGGCAGAAACGAATTATGTGTTGAGCTACAGAGTTACATTAATGTGGCCTTTAGAACTAATATGCACAGCTATATTAATACAGATATTAACTCATAGAAAACATGGAATTAATCTGGTTATTCCCTCTGTTGTTGGGCTATCTGGTTAGAGATTTAAGAAATCATTCATCCACATATCAGCCTCTTCAAACATTTCCTGAACACTTCGGCTTATCTGTTCTATTTTATGCTTGCTGGCGTCAACGCATTCAATTTTGGAAGGAAAAACTGTCCGAAACCGGTCCGAATATGTCCGAAATGTTGGCTAACTATATGATTTTTAGTGCCTGAAAACACACCTTTATTTGTGCATTTTTTGTTCTAATGGTTTGTTATTGCATTGAAAATGAAGGATAAAAAATAATTTTGGAAAAAACAGGAATCGTATTCGGTCTCTTTTTATGTGGATTTTATTTCAATAACTTAGGACATAACGTCTGAAAGTTTCCGAAATTTTTCCGCATATCACTTTCGGGATTTCTTCGTTATACCATACTGTTTTTAACATTCACACTTCATTTGCACAGAAAAAAATCAGATCGTGATGCCCGTTTTTCCTGAGATCCGGCTGATGTGCCGGCATTTCAGTTGATGCTTGTTCCTCAGAGGCTTGGACACGCCTCTCTCAATAGCGGTATGATTATCCATCAATTGATGAAGTTCTGGTCCCTGATACATGGACTTAGTTTCTCGATAAAGAGACATAAGAAATGGAAAAATTAAAAGAAAGGCTTGTGATGGAGATTGGTAATGCTGATGATCTCTCTGCATCATTAAAACTATATACCAGTTTCTATCCATTAATTCCTGAGTATAAATTTGTCTTTTCATCGCCTAAAGGGCCATATCCGGGTTTTCAAACTAACAAGAAATTCGAGCATGGGGCGTCTATCCGCTCTTTATTCAATGATGAAAATGTTTTCGTGATGGATCCCCAAACCATAGAGGAAATGTTCAGTGAGAAAGGGCACTCTACATTTAAAATAGACTACTCCATATCCCTTGATAGTCAGGCATTAAGCTATCTCAGACCATATATTAATGGCAAAGTTTCTGGTCTGGATGATGATATTGAAGAAATATTTAAATTTATTTCACATAAGAATACGCAAGTAGACTCAGTATTATATGAACTGGAGAATCTTAAAAATCTGGATGAAAAAGATAATCACCATAAAATATTTGACAAGTTGATGGGATACGAATTTATAAAAGATGTTGATCTCGTTAAGTCTGGAAGCAGTGGAATATTGACCTCAAAGATATCTCAAGGTGAGCTTTTTCTCAATACAGACAGACATTTTAGCTCAATGCTCACCAAAAACAGAAACTCTGAGTTCAGGCGTGCGTTAACAGACAGGCACGATAGCGTATACGCTTATGTTCTTATGATGAGTATCATACAAATAAAATCGCCTGCCAGATCGCTTAAGAATAAACTAATCGATCTCTTAAGTTTTGCTCACACCAAAGCTTGCTTTTTGGCGACAAGAGAATTGATCCTGGCGAGTGAGTTTTTTAAGCGAGGGACTGACTTTAGGTTTTTTAACAAAGTACATAAAAAATCGAAAAATCTGTGGCCGGCATTACGGGGTATGGCCTGGGACTTGACTCACTGTAGGTATTTAGAACAGGCACTCACATTCAATACAGGAAAGGATGAGCGGTATTTTTTTCCTGGAATATTGAGTTGTGACAAAGGCTTTGTTGAGGCGATGGAGCTCACGCCGCTTAAGGCTGTTGCATTTAACACCCAAGGTGGGCCACCGTTACTATTTTATCATGAACATGATGTAATAAAAATTACCGGGAATATCCCTGCGGTTAATGATTTTTATCAGGAGTTGTGTAGTAAACAGAAAAGAGAAGAAAGAGCCTGTGCACGTAATGCACCTGATTATGACCTGCAATTTTTAGTCGCTGAACTGGAAGAAGAACTGGAAGCTGTTGCGATTGTACCTCGTTGACGCGCGGATAGCGTAGGGCCACGACGTCTGGTTCGGTCATTCTGTTTTTTACTGCTAAGGTTTAATTAAGAACAGGGCAATATTTGTGTACAGGAGGTCAAATGGGACTGCCTGACAATACCTATCAGAGAGTGGAAGCGACGCGCTGGCGTCACGTCTGGGTGGTTGGGGACATCCACGGTTGCTTCTCATTATTGATGGCTAAATTGCGCCACTGTCATTTTGATCCGTGGCAGGACCTGCTGGTTTCAGTGGGAGATGTTATCGATCGCGGGCCTGACAGTTTGCGCTGCCTGAAATTACTGCGTAAAAGCTGGATTGTCGCGGTCAGAGGGAATCATGAACAAATGGGGTTGGATGCGCTGGCAACAGAGGAGCAATCGCTGTGGTATATGAATGGCGGTTCGTGGTTTGCACAGGAGGAGCAGCCAGCGGCAAAATTCGCTCTTGAAGAATGTCAGCAATTACCCTGGATTCTGGAGTTGCGTTGCAGCAATGGCATTCATGTCATTGCCCACGCAGATTACCCTGATGATGATTATCAGTGGCAAAAAGATATCGATTTACAGCGGGTGCTGTGGGATCGCTCAAGGCTAATGAATAAAGGCAACGGCATTCGCGGCGCGGATCACTTTTGGTTTGGTCACACGCCATTGCGCCAACGGTTGGATTACGAGAATCTGCACTATATTGATACCGGAGCAGTGTTTGGAGGCGAGTTAACGCTGGTGCAACTGCAGTAATCAAAAATCGCTGTACTCCTGGGCCGGACGCCAGAAGCTGTCGATATAGTCATCCGCGGGTAAACATCCGCCGTTACGAATTCGCTGATCGTCCATCGATATCAGGCACTGCTGCTCGGTTTTGTAGACATCAACAACGATATCTTCACAACCGCCGCCCAGGTAGCACACAAAAAGAACCAGCGTGAACAT